ACTATTGTAGTTGGTCATCATGCTCCAAGCAAAGGTTCTGAGCATCCACGTTACAAGCATGATACGCTGATGAATGGTGCTTATAATTCTCAGTTGGAAGATTTTATTATGGATCGTCCAGGAATTAAATTGTGGACTCATGGTCATACTCATGAAGACTTTGACTACATGATTAAACAGTGTCGTGTTGTTTGTAATCCTCGTGGTTATATCAACTACGAAGATCGTGCAGATCGTTTCGAACTTAAATATGTAGAGGTTTAGTATGAGTGATTATCAACCAGATAAGTGGGTAGTTGTTAAGATTACTGGAAAAGATATGCCACCAGTCCATAAAGTTTTTGCTTGTTGGTCTGGTGGTTATCTTGATGGCGATTCTTGGAAATTGAATTCAGGTATCACTAAGGTAACAGACAAAGATGATTATTTCTTCTTTGATGGTTCTAGTGGTTCATGTTATGCTTGTCGTAAAGGAATGTATGGTACCAATCTATATGGTCATGGAGTATTAAATAATTTGATTGATAAAATTGAAAAGGCTGATGGAACATGTGTTATCCTACCTGAGGACACTAATTGGTTGGAGATAAATTATGAATAAAAGTTTTGTTGTAACTCTTGAAGAAGCAGATGATGGTAGTGGCGACGTAGTTCTCCCTCTTACACCTGAACTACTTGAAGACTTGGATTGGAAAGAGGGTGATACTCTTGAATGGATTGATAATAAAAATGGAACTTGGACGCTACGAAAGAAAGAATCATGGATAATGAATTTATACCACTACTTAATGAAAAAGAAGAAACAATTCTTCACTTTATGAAACGTATCTCAGAATTAGAGTATGAAAACTCAAATTTAAAAGATGAAATTAAACAATTAAAATGGTCACTACAGGAGCACGACTAATGCCAAAATTTACATTTATCGGAGAGCACACAGATTTATATGGAAAACCAGATGGTACTAAAGTTACCTATGAGTTTGAAGTTGATTCATTGGACGATGTTCTGATTCACGCTGACTTGTTTATTCGTGGTTGTGGTTACAATCCATCTGGAACACTTGGATATATTTCTGATGAAGAATACTATGGTGAACCTGAGTGGACCACTGAAGAGTGGGATACACCAGAAGATTCTCAACATTCAAAATTTTTCTTTGATACGGAGCGTAACAAATGAGTAAAGTATTCACTGACGTAGAAGTATTCCTACTTGCATGTGGTCAAAAACATGCAAATTATCCGACAACACCAAATGACTTGTCAGATCTTTATCTAAAATTGATTGATGAGGAATATAGTGAGTTTGCAGAAGCAGTTGCAGACAATAATGATGCTGAACAACTCGATGCTTGCTTCGATATGATGTGGGTTATCATCGGTTACATGAAAGCACGTGGTTGGGATTGCGAAACAGCGTGGGATGAGGGTGCAAAAAGCAATCTTTCTAAAATTAACCCTACTACTGGCATGGTTATTCGTCGTGAAGATGGTAAAATTCTCAAGCCAGAGGGCTGGAAACCTCCAAATTTTGCAAAATTCGTGAAATGACTTGACTTTAATTCAGTTTTGAGGTATAATTATACTATGATTACACTATACTTAGACATGGACGGAGTGCTTTGCAACTTTGACAAGGCATATTCGTCACTTCGCACTCGTGCACCCGATGGAAAGCGTTTTCGTTACGCTGTTTTAGACTTTCACATCTTTGAAGATCTTGAATTTATGCCAGATGCGCAAGAATTACTCACTTATGTGAGTAAACTTGATGACATTACCATTGAAATTCTTACTTCAATGGGGACTTTCGATGCTCATCAAGGTTTTGCTGCTAAAATTCAAAAACAAAAGTGGTTAGACAAGCATAATATTCCTTATAAAGCCAATTTTGTGCGCTCTAAGGAAGAAAAAGCCCAATATGCCAACGAAAACACGATTTTAGTCGATGATTCTATTGGATGTATAACACCCTTTAATGCTAAAGGTGGTCATGGTATCCTTCATACTAAATCTTCTGACTCAATTCAACAAATTCATGACACCATTCGTGGTATTTGTGGGTTAAATGCATTACGAGGTACATATGCTTGATATTTTCGCACCTACTTTACAATGGATAAAAGATGACTGGAATTCTAATCGTTTTCGTTTTGTTATTGAGTTGTTGGCTTGGGCTGTGTCTATTGGTTGCTCAATTACAATGGCTATCACTGTACCCAATCCTCCGCTTCTTTACATGTATCCTGTTTGGATCTCTGGTTGCGCTATGTATGCTTGGGCTAGTTATACTAGGAAATCATTTGGCATGTTGGCTAACTATATGCTCTTGGTAACAATCGATATAATTGGATTAATCAGGATGCTTTAATGAATATTTTTTATTTGGATAAAAATCCTAGAGTCTGTGCAGAGATGCACGTTGATAAACATTGCGTAAAGATGATACTTGAATATGCTCAACTCCTTTCTACCACACATCGTTATCTTGACGGTATTCTTACTGATGGTTTATCTAAGTCTGGTCGCAAACGGAAGCAATACATTCTCTCTGATAAGCGTGAGCAAGTGCTTTATTCCGCTACTCATATTAATCATCCTTCTGCAGTTTGGGTGAGACAGTCGGATAAAAATTATATGTGGCTCGCTGAAATGCTCGAGATGTTATGCTGCGAGTATACATATCGTTATGGTAAAGTTCATAAAGTTGAATCTATTGGTCTAATGCAACTACTAAAGAATGAATTTCCAAAAAATATACCAACTGGCAATTTTACTGAACCGACTCCTGCGATGCCAGACCACTATAAAGTAGCTGGTGATTCAATTACGTCTTATAAGAACTATTATCTTGGAGATAAGACTCGTATGTTCTCTTGGAAAAATCGTCCAACACCAAGTTGGATTAGCTAAATACAAAAGAGGAGTTATTATGCCAACATACGTATTTCGAAACAAAGAAACAGGTGAGCAGTTTGAAAAATTGATGAAAATTTCAGAACTCGACTCATTCAGAGCTGAAAATCCCCAACTAGAAACCATTATACAGTCACCGATGATATGCGATCCTGTTAGAGTAGGTGCACGTAAAATGGATACAGGATTTAAGGAGGTATTGCAAAAGATTAACGAACGAAACCCCCACAACGATTTAAGTAAAACCTCTTCACAACTTTAAGGAATTTTAATGGCTCGTAAATCTGCACTAGCGATAGTGGAAAGAGATAATAATGAACAACGTGAGCCCAAACCAATCGCTTCTAATCAATTAAAATTAAGATTAGACAATTTAAAAACTTTCCAACCACTAACAGAAAATCAAAAATTATTTTTCGATGCATATAAATTAGGCGATTATTTTATAGCATTACATGGTGTAGCAGGAACAGGTAAAACCTTCATTGCGTTATATAAAGCGATTGAAGAAGTATTGGATAAAAATAATCCATTTAATAAAATTATTGTAGTTCGCTCAGCAGTACAATCTCGAGAGATCGGTCATCTTCCAGGAGACGTTAATGAGAAGATGGATATCTACGAACAACCTTATCGTCAAATTTGTCATCAGTTATTTGATCGTAAAGACGCATGGGATCGTTTAGAAGAACAGGGGTATATTCAATTTATCTCAACGTCTTTTATTCGTGGTATGTCTTTTGACAATGCTATTATTATTGTTGATGAAATGCAGAATTTAACGTATGATGAAATTGATACAGTTATGACTCGTGTTGGTCATATGTCAAAGATTATCTGGTGTGGAGATTATCGACAGACCGACCTAAATAAACGAAAGAACGATGTTACAGGTATTTTGAAATTTTTTGATATTGCGCAGCACATGAAATCATTTACTCGCATTGAGTTTACTGTAGATGATATCGTTCGTTCATCATTGGTCAAAGATTATATCTTGGCTAAATTAAAATACGAAGATTACGAGGATAGAAAATGATAACAGGAGATCAATTTAAACACTTGTTCCCACGTGCGCAAGATCCAGATGGATGGGCTGACGCAATGAATAATGTGTTTCCAACATACGATATTAATACACCAGAGCGTGTAGCAGCATTCCTTGCTCAGTGTGGACATGAGTCTGGTGGTTGGACAGTTTTTGAAGAAAATCTGAATTACTCAGCGCAAGGATTAAATAGCATTTTTAAGAAGTATTTCCCTACTATCGAATCTGCTACACCTTATGCTCGTCAACCAGAAAAAATTGCTAATAAAATTTATTCAAGTCGTATGGGTAATGGTGATGAATCTTCAGGCGACGGATATAAGTTTCGTGGTCGTGGACCGATCCAGTTGACTGGTCGTGCAAACTATACTAAATTTGCACAAGAGATGTTTGACGACTGGCAAAACGTAGTAGATAATCCTGATTGGGTTACTGCTGATCGTGACTTTGCTCTTATGTCTGCAATTTGGTTTTGGAATGCAAATAAATTAAATGTGCAAGCAGACTCTGGTGATATTAAACTAATGACCAAGAAAATCAATGGTGGATACATTGGTTTAGAGGATCGTATCAAACATTATAATGAATGCATGCACTTATTGACTTAATATGAAGACATTTATACATCATGAATTTTCCAAACTTGAACGTATCGACTCTCCCGAAGGTAGATTATACAAAACCCCTTCGGGTAGAGCCTATCCCTCCGTTACAACAGTTACAGGATTGCACTCACAAAAATCCATCATGGAATGGAGAAAGAAAGTTGGTGAAGAAGCAGCCAACGCAATCTCAAGTAGAGCAGCAGGAAGAGGAACTCGAATACACAATCTATGTGAAAACTATCTCCTCGGAAATAATCCTGAAGCGGATATGTTCGACCAAGATATCTTTAAGAGTTTAATTCCTCAATTAGATTTAATAGATAATATTCATGCATTAGAAACACCACTATTCTCGCATCATTTAGAAGTTGCAGGAACTGTTGATTGTATTGCTGAATATAAAGGTAAACTGGCTGTTATTGATTTTAAAACTTCAAGTAAGTTAAAGAATCGTGATTGGATTCATGGATATTTTATGCAGACGTCAGCATATGCTGTAATGTTTGAAGAATTGACAGGAATTCCTATCGGTAGACTTGTTGTTATTATTGGAGTGGATGATGAAGAACCACAAATCTTCGAGGAAAAACGAGATAATTGGATTAGTGGTTTCAAAGATTTACGATTGCAATATAAGCAAATAAAAAAGATTTGACATAAATATAAGATTACTGTATAATAGATATATGGTAATGTGAATTGTTGTATGAAGTGAATGGAAAAGTATTCTGGACGTGGGTTCGATTCCCACCACCTCCACCATAGCATATTAGACGAACCAGTTTTGGTAGCAAACATAATTGATCGTGTAGCGAGATATTAGTGGCTAATGTGCTATGTTGGGGGTGACAAGGTTTCGACAGGGTAATAAGTACAAACATGGACAACTCGGTAGGCGATGACCGTAAATCAAGCAAACTAAGTAAATGCAAACGACTCTGTCTACGCATTAGCAGCCTAAACACTGCTTAGGGTTTCGGTAACTTTCCTCGTAACAGAATAAGTTACCAAGTTTTTAATTTTAAAAGGAAATAGTATGAAAAAATTAGTTCTAGTAGCTGCATTAATGGCAGCATTTTCTGCACAAGCAGTTGAAGTTGGTGTGAATGGTAGCACCGATACTGCTAACACAGATCGCACTGGTTATGGTATAACTGTTGGTCAGAAGTTTGATAAAGTTGGTGTAACAGCTGGTTTTGATCGTTACACTAAAGGTACTGACCTTGACAAATACACCTTGATGGGTTCTTATGATGTAGCTAAGGTTGGTACTGCAACAGTTGCAGTTAAAGCTGGTGTTGCATATCTAAACCAGAAAACTGGTAATGATGGTTATGCAGGTTTGGTTGGTGCAGGTGTTTCTATTCCTGTTACTAAACAAGTAGCTGCAACTGTTGACTATCGTTATCAAGCTGGTCAAAGCAGAGTTAATAATTTAGATGGTAGTACTGTTTCTGCTGGTCTGAAATACTCTTTCTAAGGATATAACATGAAGACAATTATCTTACTTACTGCTTTAACATTTTCTCTTTCAACATTTGCTGCTGAACCAGCAAAACCTGCAAAGAAAGAAGAAACAAATTGCGTAACAAAGGACAAGAAAGGTAATTGTCCTCCTGCACCAAAGTCAGCCAAGCCGACTCCAAAGAAAAAAGCTGAAGCGACTAAATAATATACACGTGGGTTGGTGGAACCCAATAAAACCACCATTTTACACACAACACAGGAGAAGTAAAAATGTCAAACATGACTCCGTTCGAGATTCGCCTTGAACTATTAAAAATGGCGAAAGACATGCTTAACGATGACTACTACGGTAAGCGTGAAGTAATTAGCAATAGTTGGCATGCTAAACTAGAAATTGCTAAAATCAATGGTGGTGAGTTACCTGAACATCCAGGATTTCCAGCTTACCCATCAGAAACCGAAATCATTGCAAAGGCTCAGACCCTAAATGGTTTTGTTTCAAACATCCCACTAGATACAAAGACTAGCAAAAAGTCCACCTGATAGGGATTGGAAGAGTATACATTCACATGTATACTCTTTTAACTAACAAGGAGAAATATGCGAGTAACATATAAAAATATACTTTTAATTATACTAGCACTAATAACATTAACATCGATATTCACTTATTCTGAAACTACACGAAAGTACTTGAATATTAAATATACTGAATTGACAACCGATACTCAAAAACAGATCGATTGTCTTGCTCAAAACATTTACTATGAAGCTGGATATGAACCAGTAGAAGGTAGAGTTGCAGTAGCACTAGTTACATTAAATCGTGTTAACGATCAAAGATTTCCTAAAGACATTTGTGGAGTCGTTAAACAGAAAACAACTTCAGTCTGTCAGTTTTCGTGGTTCTGTTCCACACCAAAAATTTCAAACAAAACTGCATACGATGAGTCTTTACAGACTGCATTGTGGGTTTATGCAAATTATGAAATTTTAGAGGACATTACCAAAGGTGCGATATACTATCATGCGGATTACGTTAATCCAAGATGGAAGTTAGAGAAGACTACCCAAATCGGTAGACATATATTTTATAAGGATTACAATAATGATGCAAAAACTGAATCTCGCAATAAAGGAAGAGCAATCTAGTCATTCGTTTTATCTGTTAATGGATGAAATTAGTGTGGCAACAGTAAAGCCAGCTGTAGAATGGATTATGGAAGCAAACTTTACAGATGAGCGACCTGATATGCTTAACCTGTTGATTACTTCTCCAGGTGGCGATCTAAATGCTGCTTTTGCATTGGTAGATGTTATGAGAGGATCAGCTGTTCCTATTAGGACAGTTGGTCTCGGACAAATTGCTTCAGCAGGATTGATGATTTTTATTGCTGGAACAAAAGGGCAAAGAATGTTAACACCAAACACCTCTATTCTATCTCATCAATATTCTTGGGGAGCATTTGGTAAAGAACATGAATTATTTGCTCAAGTTAAAGAGTTTGACTTGACAACAAAGAGAATGATTGCTCACTATAAAAAGTGTACTGGATTATCTGAACAAAAAATTCGTGAGGTATTACTCCCACCACAAGACGTATGGTTGGGTTCTTTAGAAGCAAAAAAATTAGGGATATGCGACGATGTTAAAGACCTTAAGTAATTACATACAGTACTCTGGTATTTGGGTTTCACTTTGTGTGAATCCATTTCATTGGAGTTTTAAAGCAGAGTTCATGCATCCAGACGATTTAAATCCAAAGATGCGAGGAGTCTATTTGGTATTGGCAATGGTGTCAATCCGAATAGTCATTGATGATGGTAGTTGGTAAATTTAGGGAGTTTATTATGGAAGTGAGAAGAGAAGCAATGGCATTTATTATTGGTGCTGCACTTGTTGCAATAACTTTAATTTGCTGTGTAACATTTTTTAGTTACAATCAGACTCTGGCAATTAAATCAAATATTGAGTCTGCAATTGTTAAGGGAATTGACCCACTTTCTGTTCGTTGCGCATATGGCGATAATAGTCATGTTTGTGTAGCCTATGCAGTGGCTCATGGGAAGTACTCTGGAGAGGGTAAAAAATAGTTGTTTTTACGCAACTAAATGCTTTACTTTAATTCAGTTTTAGGGTATAATAGTTATTATGAATGTGATATTTACCTCTGTTCCTAAAGCCAAGAAGCGTAAGCCCACAGCTAAACAACGTGAGCTGCAAGAATCATGGGAAAGACTTTTAAAGCAGTATGTCACAAAGACTGTTGTGAAACCCAAACCACAACAACTCAGTGATGTATACTCACTTGGAAAAACTGCTCGTCGTGAGACGCCTAAGATTCCGAGTCTTAATAATGGTGTCGATACTGGTGCTGCTACTAAAAAAACATCACCAGTTTATACTGGCACAAAGGTGAAAGGTATTGGTACTATGCATAAATCAAATGCTGTGCCAATTTTTAGTGATGAAGAAGCAAAAGACATTGCAACTATGAGAAGGAATTGATTATGAACGCTACATACCAAAAAATTGTATCAACCGATAATGTGGAAGAAATTCTTAACATTCAAAGAGACTTGTATACACAGAAGATGAAGATGGATAAATTCTTTTCTATGTACCTTGACAAATTTGAAGGTAAGATGGATCCTGACGAACCAGATACTCAAATCTGGAAACTTTATAAATTGAAATTGAAAGAATATGATGCTATTAACCAGTCCATCAAAGCAGCCACCTATTATGCTAATAAACGATCAGCCAGTATTTAAAACTTCCAACGAGTTTTCTTTGTATATCGAATCTATAGTTCGTGACAAGAATATTACGCATATGGATGCTGTATTAAAGTATTGCGCAGATAATTATCTTGAACCTGAAGATATCGCTAAACTTGTGAACAAATCTCTTAAAGAAAAGATTGCGCTCAATATGCAAGAATTAAACTTCTTACCAAAGAAAGCACAGTTAGATGTCTAATGTTTGGATGGCTGTTGTAACTGCTTTTGCTTTTATTGCTATTTGGGGAACTTTACTCATAGCAATCCCAAAACATGGCGTAGTAGTATACAACTGTTCTCTGGCAGAAATATCTCCTGATTATCCAGTTGAAGTTAAAAATGAATGTAGGAAAATAAATAGTGGACGGATTTAAAGCGTATAAGTATTACATGGCTGTTAAGTTGCATTTCACTAAAGATAATTTTGATGTATTTAAGAATCGTGGAAACATCAAAGGAACTCGTGAAGCATTTAATGCCAGAAATGATCGTTATGTCTTTGAAAAGTTGGCACGTAAGTATCCAGTTGATAAAGACATAATTCAATATTATGTAGCTAACTTTGCTTATGGAAGCGATACTGCAGTTTACTCTCAGTCTGAAGCCGAACAAAACTTACAAGAATGGAATAGACGTAAACAGTCAATTACTAAAATATTCTCTGATGATTGCAATAAGATTCTATTAGACGCTTGCAAGAATAAAATTAAATCAGATGGTATTTTAAACTTGACAAATAAAGGATATTGTAGTATACTTAAATTATTCCTTGGTAATCAGATATCTCTGGAGACCATTCGAATCATTGATGATATGTTACCTGTGGTTCATTCATGGAAACGAAACGATTCAATGTTATTGTTATGGGAAAACGATATTCGAAGGATTGAAAAATCCAAAGGGTTCGTGAAGTATGATAGCGAGAAAGTTATAAAAGTTTTTAACAACTTTATGGAAGAAGTAAAAGAGTTATAAAATGGGCAAGACTTGGGTTAACACTTCAAAGAAATTTGAAGATGATACCAGTGGGCGATCTGGTAAACACGCAAAACATTCTAATGGTAAAAAAACTGGAGGAATGAAAACGCTAAATAGTTATGTTGAAGAAGATTATGATCCTTTCGAGGATGACATTGAAATTAATGATGAAATAACGATACAACATAATAAACAATCTTAATACATTTAATACAAAGGAAATACGATGGATATTAGTACTCTACGCAAAATGCGCACGTCAGACTTCGGAAAAATCTCTGGAGAATTTGACAAAATCTCAAACCCCCAATCTGAATCAAAGTCATTCACAGACGATCGCTTTTGGCGTCTTGAAGCAGACAAAGCTGGCAATGGTACAGCAACGATTCGATTCCTCCCACGTGTTGAAGGCGATGAACTCCCATGGGTTCGTATCTTCTCTCACGGATTCCAAGGTCCAACTGGCAAATGGTATATCGAGAATAGTTTGACTACTCTTGGTGAAAACGATCCTGTAGGTGAGTTAAATACCAAATTGTGGAACTCTGGTTCTGATGCTAACAAAGAAATTGCTCGTAAGCAGAAACGTAAACTTGGTTTCACTGCTAACGTGTTGATTATCTCTGATCCTAAGCATCCAGAGAATGAAGGACAAGTTCGCTTGTTCAAATTTGGTAAGAAAATCTTCGACAAGATTATGGACAAGGCTCGTCCAACATTCGAAGATGAGAAGCCAGTAAATGTGTTCGACTTCTGGGAAGGCGCAAACTTTAAATTGCGTATGCGTAAGAAAGATGGTTTTACTAACTATGATGAATCATCATTTAGTGACCCAACTCCTGTTGCTAGTAGTGATGAAGAAATTCTTGCTATCGCTAACAAGCAACATAAACTTTCTGAATTCACAGACCGTAAGAACTTTAAGTCTTATGAAGAATTAAAACAGAAACTTGAGCAAGTATTGAGTGGTGATTCTTTCACTAACAAGACAGCTGCTCAAATGTCTGAAGAAGATCGTCCTGTAGCAGCAGCACCAACTTTTGCTTCTAAGCCAGCACCAACTCCATCAAAGTCAATTGACGAAGATGAAGATGTTATGTCTTATTTTGAAAAAATCGCTAAGGAAGATTAAACCAGTCCCATGCAAGTGCGCTAAGGGGAGCTTCGGCTCCCCTTTTTTTATTATGCGAATCTAGATTTTAGGTAACGACTCATTGATTGATCTTGATTGCGAATCGGTGGCGTAACCACTGTTTGAGTTTTATTTTGAATGTTTGTAGTTGGTGCTACAACAGAAGTATTGTTTCCACCAGGATTAGTTTTTAACGCTAATACACTACCAGCATTATTAGCAGATGATGATTCAACTCTAGCACCTGAATTCATAGCAACTCCCATAGCAGCAATTTTATCCAATGGTAAAGCTGCGATTGCTTTAATTTTACCAGGATCTATTTCTGAGAATTTAGCCATACCATCTGCCAAGTTCTTCATACCATTACCAGCTTTATTAACACCCTCTCCTGCTTGACCTAATGCTATAACCTGATCAACTCCAGATTTCTGTCCAGAAATAGCACTGAAAAAACCAGTGGCTAAATTTGTAAGACCATTTGCAGCTTGTCCTGCACCAAACACAGCCATACCTGCACCGAGAGACATTAAAGCTGGACCCATCATCATAAGATTCATTGCGTCTATCTTTGATAATCTTTCCATAGTAGTGGCAAATGATTCCATACCATCTTTGGCAAGATCTAAAGCAAACGCCAGTGGAATTAATGCTATACCGATAGCAGCTAATGCTCCAGCACCAGTAAATAATAATGGAGCAGCCATGCCCATAACTGCAGCAATAACACCAAGACCAGCTATCATGGCGAACCCTTTACCGATAGTTTCCCAGTCTAGTTCTGCAAATCCTTTAAATACTTCACCAATACCCCAAAGAGCAACACCAAGAATACCAAGTACAAATGCACCTTTGAGAATAGACCCTTTCATTTTATCTAACCCAATGGCAGCTAGAACTAATCCACCTAGTGCAACCATACCTTTAGTGATAGAGTCCCATTCTAGATCAGCGAAACTTGCCAATGCTTTAGAAGCAATCCATAATGCGCCAGCAATGGCAATAAGACCAATACCAAATGTCTTCATTCCCTGTAATGCTTTACCCATACCACCAGCAAGACCAGAGAACAATCCCTTACCTTCTGCAGCAGCAACTGGCTTACCTGATTTTTTTGGATCCTTTAGTGATTCAGTATTATCTGCAATGGCTTTAAGTACCTTTGCATTCTCGTCTGCTTTTTTATCTGTCTCAACATCTTTTTCATTCAGGTCAAACGATTTGGCTTTATCTGCAGCATCTGTATTAATCACTGGTTTCGCTAACCCAGCAACAGTTTTCATGGCAGTATCTTTTCTTTCAAATGCTTGCGCAACTTTACTTCCTGGCATTGCACGTTTTCTTAACTCGTCTTCATCAACTCCAGGATTCGCTTTCTTGAATTTTTCAATATCTTTATTGGCAGCATCATAATCTTTCTTGGCAGTATTACGTACTTCGAATTCTTTATGTAAATCTTTGGTTGATTCAGTTCTACCCAGATCTCTTTGGTTTTTAACAAAGTCATTTTTTGCTATAACTTTATTTAAAATACCACCAAAATTAAGTGAACTTAAAATTCCTTGTTTCATTCCATGGGCAGTTGGTAACCCACCAGAAGCCAACGCTTTTAATTTATCACCAATAGATAAAAATGCTTTAGATGCTTTTAATTCATCTTCAGAAACCTTTACTTGTTTTTTATCTAATTCAAGCTGTTGCTTCTGAATCTTCAAAGACTCTTCTTCACGTTTAGCAGGTGGACCATTAGTCAGTAATGTTTGAATTGCTTGTTGTGATTCTAGAGATTGCTTTTGAATCTCTAGAAGTCTTGCAAAGTTAGCTGGTGATGCTGTTATTAGTGCCATTTAGCGTGCTCTCTTTTGTGCTTCTAATCGTTGTTTTTCTTCTTCTAAATATTTTACTAACATAGCGACGTAGACCTCTCGCTCAAATGGAATCATGTTATCCAAATCCGATAGCGAATACTTATGGTACTGCATTAACGCAAAGTTCATCTTATAAAAGTTGAACATGTTGTCATGACAGAGGTTCATTAAAAAAAACTTTGTATTCCCTCCAACACCTTGTGGTGAGGTTTCTTACAGACAGGACAGTTATAATCAACTTCCTGTTTAATCTTTGGCATAGTTTCAAAGAAGTGTTGAACTTTCTTAAACTGCTCTGATGTTAGATTGTTCAAGAACTCAATCATTTCTCCAGGTTCTTGCTCTTTTGCATAAAAGACTTCATCGCCTTGATATACAAACTCTACACATTCTGCCATAATCCTGAATAAATCATCAAGATTATTTGTATCTAATTTTTCTAATTTCTGAATAATCTGAACAGTTGGGTATTTCATTTGAACACCAACGTCACCGAACAATTCAATATTCTTATTATGATCTTCAGATTTAACTACTTTAAGTTTAGTAATATCGAAACTAATTTGTACTCTTGCTTTTTCATCTTCACAAGTATCACATGGGAAAATCAATTCAACATTCTCGCCAACGGATTTTGCACGCAACTGGGTAAAGATATATTCTAAATCAAATGTAGCCAGTACGTCAACATCAATTTCAGTTATTAAACAGTTTTTAATAACATTCTTCAATGTTTCAATCATTACAACTGGATCTTCACTTTGTTGTGCAATCAATAATGCTTTTTCTTCTTTTACTAAAAATGGTCTATACTTGACCTCTTTTTCCAACGATGGTACCACCAACGTATAGGTCGGTGTTGTATTAATTGGTAATGCCATGACTATTCTCCTTTATTCATATTCTTGATTAACTTATTCAACTCAGCTGTGCTACCAACAAAGATAGCGTTATTCACAGTTTTAGAGTCACCTTTCTTAGGTGCATCTAATTTTGCTTTTTGCTGATGTAAGTCCATAAGTTGTTGGTTTACATCAGCTAACTGTTTCATTAAATTACCCACAACTTCAAATGCACGTGGATGTTCACTTGACTTTGCCACTTCCAAAGCATGCATCAAAGCACCTTGTCCCGTGGTCAATAATTCACGAAGATTATTTCTTGTTACGTCATAATCATCTTCAATTTTACCTTCTGGTGTTTTTACAACTTCACCAGTAGAATTATCAATCACTTCAAGTGCTGGAGTTTTAGTTATATTTGGTAAATCAAAAACTTCAGCTAAATTATCATCAATTTTCATTTTTATCCATCGTTTCTAGTATTTCTTGTAGGTGGGTCACCTGGAAAACTATTTAGGGTTGGAGTTGGAAACGCTGCTGCAACTGGGGCTGGAGTTGCTGGGAATGCTGCTGGCGCAGGAAACCCAGATGCTGCTGGCACGCTTGTTGGTAAGGTTGGTGTTGGTGTATTTGTTGCGCTTCCTGCAATTTTCTCTTGAGTTCTACCAAAAGCTGCGATACCTAATACTGCACCCATTGCTAGGTGAAATAAACCAGCACCTTGTAGTGTCAATGGATTCCACTGAGTAATTGGAGTATGAGTGACTGCTTGTAGTATAGACCACAATACTGGAAATACAACCATATCCATCATACAGACAACCATATACATCCAGCCCATTGCTGGACGCCATTTCTTTTGCATCCAATCTTCGTCTTTTTTAACTTCTGACATATTATCTCCCAAAATAGTTAGTTACACCAGTTACCATACTGTCATTTTCTGGTAATGGATTATTAAAATCTTTCTGAAACCCTAAGTAATTCTCAGCCCATTCTGACGGAACACTTGGTAAACTTTCTAACTCACGACCATTAATGGTTGGCATTTTTAAATATCTGCTCCATGGTGATTCTTTAGTTTCTATCGGTGCATCAAAAGACTTCGATGTCCAATATTTGTAATTTATAGAAATTTGCAATTTCATAACATCTTTACTTTCATGACCAACTGAAATTGATCCTATATTTTTAGGATAACATTCAAATAGTTTAACTTCATAGCGTTTTCTATCTTTAGTATCTTCAATATCTAAAGTCATATCAGTAATGTAATATTTGTAATATTCAAAACTTCTTGTTGATGGATTCTGAATAACATTAATCCAATCATCAAAAAATTGTTTAACTTTCATGTTATTGTCAACATAAAAAGTCATATTAACATTATCAAACATTTTCTCATATGGAGTTTCACGAATTTCACCAAACATTCTAATCTGAGTGGTAGACATCGTCACACCTGGAATCTGAACGTCAGAACAGAACAATAAAATCTTTCTTAAATCTCTTGGTGTTTTCATTGCCTTCGGTGGAGAAAGGGTTACTGCATAACGTGCTGTGCGCATTAATCCTTCAGTTTTAACTGCAGCAATAAAATTCTTTAAACCACCAGCTTTTGCGTCTGCCATATCTTTAACCTATTTTTCTCTTTGAATCTAACCATACAGCTTCTTTAGTAGAACCAACGAATCGTTCAACAGGTAACATCATGGCTGTTGCCCAATCGTCTGCTGGGATTAGTCTAAACTGACTTCTTACGTGTGGAGCCAAATAATGTTTAACGCAGGGTTTAGCTGCAGCATATTTTGAAACACCATCAATCATAGCCCACGAATATTTAATTCTTGTAGTTTCATCCATTCTTGAGTTACTTTGAAACGCCATTAATCTATCCAATAATCTTACTCTTAATTGATATGGAAGATAATGCATATTCAACCCCAAGAACCCACCCTCTACCTTTCTAAATGGAAATACTAGAGGAAACTTATCATAATAAGGTAGCTCCGCTTTTAATTTCGGATCATACATAAACATATACAGTTTACCTGGAACTATTCCAGTTTTTAATGCAGCAAGATCGCCTTTCATAACTTTAGGTGGCGTAATACCCTGCCTAGTCATTTTTGTGGCTTCTTGATCAAACCATGCACGTGACTTGCGCACAGCAGTCTTTAAATCATACTGGTGCTGGTCAAAAACGTCTTGGAATGTAGTTGGTTTGGTTGCCATATTATTATTTAGGCATTAGATACCGAGTTCGGTTTCGGTAATTATTTTAAATTCCCAGTTTCTATCTTTACAATATTCTTTGGCTGCAGCCCACTTTGCTTGGTTTTTGATGTAAGTTAAAGACTCAGTTATATACCGTTGGGTTTGACGTCCAGGATATACTGGTGGCTGACATTGTTTTGCGGGTTTTACTTCGATTAGATACGTTTTTAAAACATTATCTTTTTGACGAACTTGTATCTGAAAATCTACAAAATACCGATGTAATCGATTATCTGTCGGGCATCGATACGGAACTACGGTTTCTTCAGATTTCCACTTAATTACAGAGGGATTTTTATCACACCAAGAAGCAAACTTAGTTTCCCAAGAACTTCTCATAATTATGTTTGTGGGATCCCCTGAATATTTCTCTGGGAACATTGGTTTATATAATCGTTTATGAAACATGCCTAAATAAATAAAGAGAACAATAACTTTCCATCTATTTAGGGATCCTATGGGAATATTCGACAGCATAACCAATAAAGTGCAGGGCTATGCAGACCAAGCCAAAAACGCTGCCAACAATGTTAAGTCTAATTTTAGCGCAAATACTGGAGCTGGTTCTTCTTTATATCAACAGCGTAAAGATAGTAAAGGAACATTAAGTCAGTATGATCTAACACATCACTCGTTTCCTTCTGATATTACCAACTCTGCAGATTATGGGGGAAACTATGTTATATTTTACATTAACGTAAACGTAGATTCAAAATTTTTAAAAGATAAGAACCCAGCTACCATACCTGATAATATGGTTAAACGTGATCTTGGTGGATTAAGAGCAATAAATCAAAAGATGTTTGGCGATCAAGCAACTGCTGCTCAGAAAACAGGTTTTGTTGCACTTAATGCAGCTGGTCAAGCATTAAGTGGAGCAGGTGCTGGTTTATTAGCAAAAGGTCCAGTAGGTGCAGTGCTTGGGGCTGGAGCAAATGCTGGTCCAGCTGCTATTGGTATTGGCGCAGCAATGTCGCAAACAAGCACACTTTCTCGTGCACAGAAAAGATTAAAAACTGCCATTGCTTTGTATATTCCAAATCAGTTAAGTATTAGATATGGTATGCAATGGTCAGAAGAAGATACCTTTGCGTATCAAGCTGCAGCAGGTGGTGCAGAAGCAGCTATGAAAGCATTCGCTACTGGTGGATCTGCTGGTCTTGGAGAAGGTTTAGGGCAAGGTGCACCTGTAATTGCAGCTATGGGATTGAAGAGTGATAAACAAGGTGCAGCTGCTTCTGCTGCAACTGGTCTAGCAGCAAACCCAAAGAAAGAACAAGTATTTAAGGGAGTTGATTATAGAACGTTCCAGTTTGACTATCAGTTCTTTCCCAGAGACCCTACTGAAGCTGCAAACGTAATGGAAATTATTAATGCATTTAAACTTCACATGCATCCAGAGTTTAAAGATCCCAATGAATTTTTATACGTTTACCCTTCTGAGTTTGATGTTGAATATTGGCAAAATGGTGGACTGAATCCCTATGTTCATAGACATACTTCTTGTGTATTGACTGAGATGAATGTAAACTATACACCGAACGGACAGTTTAACACATTTGCAAATGGTATGCCAACACAGATTAATATTACACTTCAGTTCCGTGAACTCTCTCTACTAACAAAACAGAAAATTGAGGATGGTCTATAATGTATTTTGAAAAATTCCCAACTTTTATGTATGATTTTGAGATAACTCCAGGAAAAGAAAGAGTTACCTATGCAATAACTGATATCACTCGTAACATTCGTTTTCGCAGAGACGTACTGGCAAATATTTCAGTTTATGATACATATAATGTTGTAAGTGGTGAAACTCCAGAAATTCTTGCTGAACGATTTTATGGAGATTCAAATTTACACTGGGTTATAATGTTAGCCAATCAAAGATATGATTACAGAAACGACTGGTTGATGGATACACCAGCACTAGAAAAATATATTACAGAAAAATATAATGATCCTTATGCGATACATCACTATGAGGCTAATAATTTAATTGTTTCATATGATTATCCAAATGCTCAACCAGTTACTAACTGGGAATATGAAGATAATGTTAATGAATCTAAAAGAACAATTAAAGTTGTTTCTCCAGAACTATTAAATATAGTATTAAAGAACTTTGAAGATATAATCTAATGGCAGAAGAAACATTAAGATTTGCTGGTGACGTTGATATAGTCAAAGCTACAATTATATCATCACGTGGTCTTGGGCAAAATGTATTAAATCAAATTAAAGGTATACAGATATTTGAAGATCTGTTATCGCCATTCATCACAGGTACGATTATTTTAAAAGATTCTCTTGATCTTGCCAATCTATTTCCATTTATTGGTGAAGAGTATCTTGAATTAAATATAAAAACTCCTACCTTAAAGAAAGGTAATTTGGATGGTAAATTTTATATTTACAAAATGACTGATAGAAATATGCTGGGTGACAGAAGTGTAGGTTATCAATTACATTTTATAAACCAGTATGCTCTTATCGATCTAAACAAATCAATAAGTAAAACATTTTCTGGTAAAGTTTCTGATATAGTCAAAACTTTATTAACAGATAAAGTAAATGGATTACAATTAGAAACAAATCGGTATACTATTGAAGAAACTAAAAATTCAACCAAGTATACTTCTAATTTTTGGTCTCCTGTAAAAAATCTATTATATTTAACAGAAAATTCAGTTAACGTAGATAACTCTCCTAGTTTTACATTGTTTGAAAATCGCGATGGGATTAATTTTTTATCACTTGCTTGGTTATACAAACAACCTGTAGTACAACAATTTGTATATGATAATTATTCCAGAGACGATCGTAATCTTAGTGGGTCTATTAAAAACTTAGAAGAAGATTATAAAAGAATTTCAAAATTAGTAATTCCAACTGGGGTTGACTATATGGATAGAATTACCTCAGGAATTTATGGATCAAGAATGTATACTCATGATATCTTGTCCAAGAAAATATCAAGTAATAATTTTGATATGTTGCAATCATTTAAACAGAAACCTCATTTAAATGAATTCCCTGCAGCGTCAAGTAAAGTAGTTTATAGGTATGGATCTAAAACTATTTTCTCTCCAAAATATTATAATAACTTTAGTAATTTTGGAGATGTTACTAATACTAGTTTTATTCAAGAAAGAATGTCTTTATTGAAACAAGCTGAATCTACTAAAGTAGAAATTACAATTCCTGGTAGATGGGATTATACAGTTGGTAAAAAAGTTTATTTAAAATTAAACAAAGTAGAACCAACAACTAAATCAGATAAAGATACTCTTGACAAATTATTCTCAGGAAATTATCTTATATCTGCTATTAATCATTTTATAACACGTGAAATGCATGAATGTACTATGGAATTGATTAAAGATTCGTTATTAATAAATTTGGATACTGGAGATAAGAAGTAATGCAATTATATACTGGCGTAGTTGAAAATAGAAATGACCCACTAAAACTTGGTAGATGTCAAGTTAGAATTACTGGATTACACACAGAAAATAAATCTATATTACCAACAGACGATTTACCTTGGGCTTATCCAATTCAGCCACTAATCTCAGCAGCAATGAATGGTATTGGATGGTCACCTGTTGGACCTGTTTGTGGAACATGGGTTGTTATTTCTTTTAGAGATGATGATTTACAACAACCAATTATGCTCGGTACTATTGGTGGTATCCCACAATCAACAGCAGGCGCATATGCTGCAGCTGATTCAGATGATGCTATTATTGCTACTAATGGTGGTGTTCTTACAGATGGTGAAGGAAACCCAGTAACGGATGGTAGCGGAAATCCTATTCAGGTTGGAACACAAGAGTCTAGTAATGTAGTATCACCAAATATTCCATCTGTAAAGACAGCACCAAAAGTAAATAATACAGAACAAAAAGTTCCAAACGCAGCGACACAAGATACTTTATCAAAAGCAATTCCTTTCGATCCACCACCATGGGCAGGTGTTTCCAATAAAGCGCAAGTTAAAGCAAATATTGCAGCAATCATCGCTGCTTGTGATGAACTGGGAATGACTAGTAAATATGCTAAAGCAGGAATATTGGCAATCGCTGGTGGTGAAACACTTTGGCAACCTATTGAAGAAGGTCACTATTATAGTAGTGCTGAGTATCTCAAAAAAACATTTGGTCATACCTTTAAAACTGTTGAAGAAGCTCAACCATATGTTAAATGGCAAGGAACTAAAAAAGACTGGTTCAATGTTATTTACAGACCATCAGGTAATGGTAAATTAGTTTCAAACACTCAACCAAATGATGGTGGTGATTTTTATGGTCGTGGATATATTCAGATAACTGGTAGAGGTGGCTATCAGCAGATGCAAAATTTTTTGAAGAAACAAGGAATTACTATTGATCTAATGAACAACCCATCATCAATTATTGGTGATGCTAGAACATCTGCACTGGCTTGTGTTGGGTTTTTTAAAATGAATGTCAAAACGCCACAGGATGATCCAGGGTTTTTTATAGCAGCACGAGCAAGGTGTGGAGCTGATGCTGGCGGTGGTTATGCTAAGAAAGAAAAATATTATAATTATTTCCTTGGGCAAGATTTAACCACAACTTCTACTAACAAACCTGCAGCAGACGATCAAAAAGTTTATACTAAAGAAGAAGTTAAAGATCTACCACCTGCAAAACAAACAGCATTACTAGAAGATAGAAGCGCAAATCAAAGTGTTGGTTTCGTAGACCCGTCTGGAAAATATCCACTCCGTAACTTGATGGATGAGCCAGATACTAATAGATTGGCACGTGGTATTATTAAAGAAACTGCAATTGAATTTAAAGATTCTACTAGAACCCAAGATATAGAAGCTGCAAACGGAGCAGACACATGGGAGCAACCTTTAGCACCATTTGGTGGTGTTTATCCTTACAATAAAATTTTTGAAAGTGAAGGTGGTCACATCCAGCAATTTGATGATACACCAACTAATGAAACATTAAGTTTATATCATCGAGCAGGTTCTTTCCTTGAGTGGGATGCTAATGGTACTCAAGTTAATAAAATTATCGGAGATGGTTATACAATTTATGATAGAAATGGATTTATTAGTATTGTCGGAAAGGCAAATTTAACAGTTGGACAAGGTGTTAATATTTACGTAAAAGGTGCTGCAGACATTCAAGTAGATGGTCCATCTACAATTAATCTGAATAATAATGCAGACATTGGTGTTGGTGGAGATTTAAATGTTGCTGTCGGTGGCAACATACAAGTTTCTGCTGGTGGTTCGATTGATATGAAAGCAGGAACTAAATTTGGTATTGAAGCTGCTTCAACAATCACTAATAAAGCTGGAACAACTTTTGGTTTAACTGCTGGTGAAAATGTTAGTATGAAAGCTGCTGGCAAGTTTTATGCTGATTCCGCTGGCGATACGCATATTCATGCTGCAGGTGCTGTGTATAATACAGCAGGTGGAGATAATCATATCCGTGCAGGTGGAAATATTAATGTTGATGGTACCCAATTCCATGGACAAGAAGGTGCTGCTGGAACTGCCGATGGTGCACCAGCAGTGGAAGCAAATGCTGTTGATCTAACTGCTCCAGATTTCCAAAATGGATCTAAAAATACAATATCAATTTTATCAACACCTGTTAGACCAAGTCCACCTGTTCTAGAGAAAAAACAAATAACTGATGATAATAGTGCTAGAGTAGAAGATTATATAAAAACTCCTGATAAATATTATAATAAAGAAGCCGAAGCAGTTGGATCTAAACCAAACGTGCCACCACCACCAAAAGATAGTGGAACAGGACAAAGTTTAATTTCTGGAGCACAAGCCAGCGATTTATATGCTTGGTTAACTAAACATCTCGAAGCTGCAGGAACTGGTTACTGGAGAGAAACTGGGCAGAATAGTAAACCAAGTAATCCAAACATTTTACGCATTTGGCAAGATCTTGGATATAAAGGTGCATATTGGGAAACCGATCAAACTCCATGGTGTATGGGATTTGTTGCTTGGTCATTAAAACAATGTGGATATCGTTATTATCAAACAGCATCCTCTTGGGCAATTAGAGACGCAACAGCTAAGTTTGGTGCTACAAAGGTAGACAATTATGCTGATGCACAGCCAGGAGATATCGCTTTATTTAAAGCAGGACACGTAGCATTTGTTTACAGAAATAAAGGTGGACTTTTAAGTTTCGTTGGTGGTAATCAAATGCCTGGAAAGGGAGTTGGTCCACCAGTTAGAGATCCTAAAAATGATGGTGATGTTTCTGAGTCTTATATTGGACCTTGTTATTCAGATTCAAGATTTGGTCAGTTGGTTGGTATATGGAGACCGAGTAAAGCATAATGCCAGCAATAGCTACAGAAAATAATTTATCAACTGGCGCAGACGGATATCCTCCGTCTTTACCCATTGGTCCATTTACTTCAACAGTCACTTTCGCCAACAGAAGGCTACAATGGCGTGGCACGACAGTTTATAATGACCACCCAAACAGAGTCACTCATCATGGATCAAGGACAGTAAGATTATCCCAGAATACTCCTTCTACTATGTTTTTTGAGGGTAAACCTATCGCCTTTGAGGGTGATTTTTTAGATGATAACGATACTATAGCACCTTTAGCTGGCAACACTTCTTTTGGATAGACTAAATAATAGATGGCAACTAATACAAGAACATTCTCGGATTTAGATCTCAATTTCACTGCGCATCCTGTGACTAAAGATATCACTATGCGATATGATGAGAATGCGATTAAAACCAGTCTTAAAAATCTAATATTAACTTCTAACTATGAGCGTCCGTTTCATAGCGAGATCGGCACACCAATTAAACGTCTATTGTTTGAGCCAATGTCACCGATGACAGATTTGCTCATTAGACAAGCAATTATAGATACTATTAATAACTTTGAACCACGTGTTAATTTGCTAGACGTTTCTTGTAAATCAAGCGAAGATACTAATAATGTTCTTGTTTCTGTAACTTTTAAAATAGTAAATACTGTAACACCAATTAGTCTTACTGTAGCATTAGAGAGAACCCGATAATGGCAAATAAAAAAATTAACGTAGCCGAACTAGACTTCGATGCTATTAAAACTAATTTAAAAACATTTTTAAAAGGACAATCAACCTTCCAAGATTATGATTTTGAAGGTTCTGGTATGTCTATTTTAATGGATGTGTTAGCATATAATACTCATTATAATGCTCTTTATAATAACATGACTATTAATGAAATGTTTTTGGATTCAGCAAGTAAAAGAAACAGTGTAGTGTCTATTGCTAAATCCTTGGGATATATTCCTAGATCTGCTATTTGTTCTAAAGCTACAATATCTCTAACTGTTAATAGTACAACTATTGGACCAAGTGCTTTAACTCTTCCAGCATATAGTTCTTTCTCAACTACAGTCAATGGTGTTGGTTATACATTTTATAACCCATCATCATATACTGTTACTGGATCTGGAACTCAATACACATTTCCAAACATTCAAATTATTGAAGGTACTCCACTAACATTTAACTGGGAAGTTTCTGACGGAGCAGTTTATGTTATTCCAAATAGCACTGTTGATTTAACAACATTAAAAGTTCAGGTACAAGAATCTGCGACTACTTCTCTGTTTACTACATATATTAATGCGTCAAACATTACTACTGCAGATTCTACCTCTAAAATTTATTTCGTCAAAGAAATTGACGATGGTTTATATCAGATTACTTTCGGTGATGATATTATTGGCAAAAAATTAGATAATGGTAATGTTGTTCATATTGAATATATGGCTTCTAATTTGGGTGCACCTAATGGCGCACGATTATTTAATTATACTGGATCGACATTAATTAATGGCGCAAGTACAACTATATCTACATCAGTACCTGCTACTGGTGGCGCAGCTGCTGAAGATATTGAGAGTATTCGTTTCAATGCTCCACGAACTTATGCTGCACAAAATAGAGCAGTAACTCCAGAAGATTATAAAGCAGTTATTTACTCAGCTTTACCGAATGCCAAATCAGTTGCTGTTTGGGGCGGTGAAGATAACAATCCACCTGTATATGGTAAAATTTTCGTTTGCGTTAAACCTGTTGATGCAACTAAACTTACTACTGCTGAAAAATCAAATTTAATTTCTACTATTTTAAATAGTAAAAACGTAGTATCAGTTCAACCAGAAATCGTTGATGCTGATTATATTAATATCGCTTTAAATGTAACAGCATATTACAATGATAGAGAGACAACTCGCACTGCCGATGAACTTAAAACTATTATTACAAATACAATTTTTGATTATGATACCAATGAGTTAGAAAGATTTGATGGAGTATTTAAATACTCCAAATTATCTCGTTTAGTTGATACTTGTGAACCATCTATCATTAGCAACATTACAACTGTGGCTCTACGTAGAAAAATGACTCCACGCTATAACGTATCTGCTCAGTATCTAATTAATCTCATTAATCCAATTTTTTACTCTGAAGTTCCAGGTGGATCAATTTCTACCACAGGGTTTTATATTTCAGGTAGCGAAGAATTACATTACCTCGATGACGATGGTAAAAATTTACGTTTAATTAAATACGGTTCAACTGCAAACAAAATTGTTGTTAATCCTCAGATCGGTTTTATTGATCATCTCGGTGGTGTGCTTGATATTCGTAACTTACATATTACAGCATTGGCTGATGTTGATTTTGAAATTTCAATTAAACCTGCATCGTTTGACGTTGTATCTGCTTTAACATCTATCGCTCAGATAGCAAGAGACCATTTAGTTGTAAACGTCATCGCAGATAAAACTGCCAATGGTGATTTACGTGCTGGATATAATTACGTATTCTCAAATAGTGCTGCATAAAAATGTCATTAAAACCAAAAGTTTCAGCATTAATCTCATCGCAGGTTCCTGAATTTGTCAAGGAAGATAATGCTACGTTTGTAGCATTCTTACAAGCGTATTATGATTATCTTGAAACACAATCTCCTGATATAAAAGATCTTAGAAATTTAGATACAACTCTTGATGGGTTTATTAAATATTTTAAAGATGAGTTGGCTCATAACATGCCAGCTGTTGCGAATCCAAGATTTGTTTTACAACACATTAAAGATCAGTATCTAGCCAAAGGTGCAGAGTCATCATTTAAATTATTGTTTCGATTATTTTTTGAAAAAGAAGTTTCTATTGATTATCCTGGAACTCAGATGCTTCGTGCTTCTGATGGTAAATGGAACCAAGACGTTTCTATTATTGCACAGGTAACTAGTGGCCACCCAGATCAAATTGTTGGTAAATTAGTTGACGTTGTAACACCTACTAAGATTATTCGTGTCATGATTGACAGACGTCAGTATATTGAAATTGAAGTCGAACGTGCTGTTAAAATCTCAGAAGACATTTATGAATTTTATATCGATCGTCGCTTCTTCGGTAATATTTCTATTAACGATAAACTTCGATATAAAACAGAAACAGTTTATTTTAGTGCAACTATTTTAGCAACCACTTCTAAATTACAAGTTCTGGCAGCAGGAACTGGTTTTAAAGTAGGACAGCTGTATAATATTAGGAACGGTAAAGGTACTGGTTCCATTATGAAAATCACTGCAGTTAATGGAGCTGGTGGTATAATTTCTGCGGAATTTATTAAGTATGGAACTGGTTACTCTACAGATTTTACGTCAACGATTTACGCAGATTCAGGACAGACTACTGCAGGAACTGGTGGAACAAGTTTACAATTAATTGGTGCGCAGCTTTCTATCTCAGAGGGAACTGATGGTTTCACTGAAGCTGGCGCTATCAACAAATTTGACTATGCTGTTGGTAGTGCTATTGATGGTACTTATGCTGGTCAAATTTTACGTGAATTTGGTGGCGACGCAACTGCAATCGTAAGTCTATATGACCCAGCTGTTATTAAAATTAGTTTAGGTCCGTTAGCAAAATATCCAGGATATTATGTTAACAATGATGGTTTCTTGGACGATGCTATTTTTATTCAAGATAGTCGTTATTATCAAGCATTTTCATATGTTTTAAAAATTGATGAACGACTAGATCAGTACAAGTCTTTGGTTAAAACTTTATTGCACCCAGCTGGTATGGCTGTATTTGGTGAATATAGTGTATTAAATACTTTTGATATTGGTATCCAACTAGAATCTATGATTAAGATTCTTGCTGTGAGCACTCGTGATAACGTGCTTACAACCGACCAGTTAACTAATCTTTTCTTAACCAAAGGATTTGAAGATGCATACAGCGTTTCAAATGACTTTATATCTACTATAGGGTTTAGTAAAGCATTAAACGATTCGATAGATACCCCAACCGATGGTATTACTACCAAAGGTTTTGGTAAGGGATTGTCTGATTCGATAGATACACCAACCGATAGTATTAATGCCAAAGATTTCGGTAAACGTCTAGATGATTTTCCATCTATGGGCGATACTATTACAGCGAGAGATTTTGGTAAAGCATTGACAGATTTACCTGTTATTACTGAAATTCCTTTGCTAAGTGTGACTAAATATATTGATAACACAGGATCAGGTGATGACAAATATACACCAGTAGATGGTGGAGGATATATGATTATTAACCCATACGTGGAAGCTGGATGGTTTTTAGAAAACTATGTTGGCGTCCCAATCAATTTTTAAGGAGAATTTTATGAATATAAACGAAGGTTTACAAGCAAAAGGCGAATTAACCATTATTCATCGTGCCGAAGATGGTACAGTGAAAAATGCACTTCATGTTCCAAACTTAGTTGTTACTACTGGTAAAACATACATTGCTGCACGTATGCAAGCAACTAGCATTCCTAACGTCATGTCTCATATGGCTATTGGTATTGGTTCTGCCACTCCAGTCGCTGGTGATTCACAATTAGGAAGTGAATCTGGACGTGTTGCGTTAGCATCTCAATCTGCTTCTGGTGGTACTGTAACTTATACTGCTACTTTCCCAGCAGGTACTGGTACTGGTGCAATCCAAGAAGCTGGTATTTTTAACGGAGCAGGTACTGGTACTACTATGCTTTGCCGTACTACTTTCCCAACTGTCACTAAACAGTCTGGTGACTCTATTGCAATTACTTGGGTTGTTACAGTTAGCTAATTTTTAAGGTTTCCATGGCAACGTCCTCTCTATTAAAATCTGGATTACATACAGCAATCGCAAAGGGATTGTATAATGAACTCCAGACAAGATCTACTCATTATTACTACTTTTTAGGTAAAACCCTTGCGTGGGATAATGAAGCAGATCCCCCATATCCAATTGAATCATTTAAATATGATCTATTAACACGTAATGAAATTATTACGATGAAAGAAATTAAATCTACGGATGTGGCATTTATTGTAGAGAGATATAATTGGGTTACTGGAGTTGTTTGGGATCAATACGATGACTTTTATTGTGATCAATTAGATGGAATTGATTTAATTTCAGGTGGATATGGTTTTGCAGATGCACCAACTGTTACTATTAGTGGTGGTGGTGCAACTGTTGATGCAACTGCAGTTGCTACTATTGCCAATGGTGTTATTATAGACATTACGTTAACAAATCCTGGACGTGGTTATAATTCTACTCCAACTGTTACATTAACAGGTGGTGGTGGAGAAACTGCAGAAGCTGTGGCAGTATTTAATAAACCACCATCAGGTGCCACTAAACTTGAAGATTGTAAGTATTATGCAATGACAGACGAATACAACGTCTACAAATGTCTTAACAATAATAATAACGCTAAGTCAACATATAAACCTGTTGGTACCACTGTTGATCCAGTAACAATGCCAGATGGTTATATGTGGAAATATTTGTATAGTATTCCAATCGCTCTGCGTAATAAATTTTTAACCGATACTTATATTCCTGTTGTTACTGCTCTACGTGGACAGTTTTATTCTAATGGAAATATTACATCAGTTAAAATTGACAGACGTGGACAAAATTATACAACAGCATCTATCTCTGTAGTTGGTGATGGTAATAGAGAATCTGATCCACTATTTGTAACTGCTACTAATTTAACATCAGGTGGAAGTTTATATGGATCTGGTGCAAACGTAACATTCTCACCACCATTCTCTGCAAACGTATGGGCTGATGGTATTACTGTTTTACTTGGACAGAAATATATCTACAATGGTAATGTATATGAAGTTGCAAGTCCAGGAGTATTTGCTGCGCCTGCGCCTACTCATGGATCTGGTATTGTAGCTAATGGTACTACAGGACTTAAATATCTTGGTACTACTGCAACTGGAACATGTACTGTTATTGGTGGTGTAGTTACTGCAGTCAATTTACTCGGTGGTGTTCGTGAATTAAATATTTCATCTTCTGGTTCTGGTTACACAACTGCTCCAGCAATTTCATTCACTGGTGGTGGAGGTTCAGGTGCCACTGCTGAAGCTGTAATGCAAGGAACTGGAGTTTCTTATATTAAAGTTACTAACGCTGGATCTGGATATACTTCTATTCCAACTGTTGTGATTGGTCGGCAATTTACTGCGTCAACAGCATATACACTAGGAACTCAGATTTTTTATTCTAATAGACTATATACTGTTACAACTGCAGGTACGACACATTCTTCCACTGTTCCAACTCATACAACAGGTGCAGTTGCTAATGGTACTGCTACATTAACTTATGCTGGACTTAATGCTAGTGCGTCAGCGTTGCTTAGATATGGTGCTGGTTATTCTTCACTACCAACTATGACTATTACTCCAGTATCAACTGGCAGTGGCGCAGCTGGATATACTTCAGGTGTAAAATCTGAAGCAAAACTATTACCAATAATTGAAAATGGGCAAATTACTAGTATACAAATTGATGATCCAGGAACTGGTTATTCATATGCTAACTTAACTGTTTCTGGAGATGGCACATTAGCATCACTATCTGCTGATTTATCACCAGGAGATGTTAATACCTTGCAAGCTAATACTGAATTGTTAACGATTGATGGACGTATTATGTCTTGTAAAGTTACTTCAGGTGGATTTGGATATGCGTCAGCTACTGTTACTATTGATGGTAATGGTACTGGTGCTACAGCCGATGCAGTTGTTGAAAATGGACACGTTACAAAAATAATTATGACTAACTATGGTCAAGGATATAGACAAGCTACTGTAACTATTACTGGTAACGGATATGGCGCAAAAGGTCGTGCTATTATTACCGATATCGGTGGTCACGGTAAAGATTCAATCCAAGGTTTACATGCAAAATCTTTAATGTTTTATACTAATATTTCTAAAGATAAAAACCAAGGATTTGAAGTTAATAACGACTTCCGTCAAGTGGGTATTATTAAAAATCCTAGGAAATATGGAACAACTTATACGTTAGATTCCAATTTAGCATCAGCGTGTTGGGTAGTAACTGGCGATATTAATCTTAATAATTTTACAAAAGATATGCTAATTCGCTTATCTTCAAATAATAAAAAATTTAGAATTGTCAATTTAACAGCTACTGCAGCACTAGTGCAATCACTTGATGATGGAGTGCCAACAGTAGGATCTGTAATGCAAAATGAAAATTCAAATAGTTTTAGCATCACTGGGGTAACTCCTCCAACAGCAGATAAATATTCTGGTGATTTATTGTATATTGATAATAAACAAGCGTTTACACCAACTGCTGACCAAACAGTAACACTTAGAACTGTTATAAAATTCTAATAAATAGTCTAATAACTTAAAGAGCAAAGAATGATCGATTTTAATACCGAACCGTATAATGATGATTACAACGAGGATCAGAAATTTCATAGAATTTTATTTCGTCCTAGTTTTGCTGTTCAAGCACGTGAGCTGACTCAACTCCAGTCAATTCTGCAAAAGCAGATTGAACGTAATGGAAATCATTTGTTTAAAAATGGTGCCATGGTTGTTCCTGGCCAAATCTCTCTTGATACTAAAGCAGCATACGTTAAATTAGCATCTACCTATGCTGGTGTTGTTACTGAAACTTTCGTTTCAAATTTAAATGGCGTAACTATCGTTGGTGCGAGTGGGTTAACTGCAGAAGTTATTAAAGTACAATCTCAAGAAACTTCTGATCCTACAACTTTATACGTTCGTTATAAAGATTCTGGAACTTCTAAAACTGTCAAGTCTTTTAGTGCAAATGAAGTTATTACTGCTACAGTTAATGGTATCACTTATACTTTTATAACAGCCGATACAGATCCTTGTGGATATGGATCCATAGTCACAATTCAGCGTGGTATCTATTATATTAATGGTTCATATGTTCTATGTGATAATCAACAGTTAATTCTTGAAAAATATAGTAATACTCCATCCTATCGTGTTGGTTTAACTGTTGAAGAAACAGTTGTAACACCTGAAGACAATGAAACTCTTTTAGATAATGCTCAGAACTCATACAACTATGCTGCTCCAGGTGCGCATCGTTACATGATCGATTTAATTTTAGATAAACGTAGTCTTACTTCTACAGATGATCAAAATTTCGTTGAGTTGTTACGCACTGATGAAGGTGTTAATCTAAAACAAGTTACTAAAACTGAATATAGCGAATTAGAAAAAACTCTGGCTCGTCGTACTTATGACGAAGCTGGTGATTACACTGTCAAAGATTTTGCAATCGATATTCGTGAACATAGAACTAATGACAGAGGGCAGTGGACAACAAATACTTCATATTTAATTGGTGACGTTGTTACTAATGCTGGTAAAACATATACTGCAAAAATTTCAGGTTCTTCTGTTTCTACTGCGCCAACTCATACTTCAGGAACTGCATATGATGGTCCAGGATCTACAGGTATTAACTGGACATATACAACAAACCCAGTATACAATCGTGGTATTTTTAAAAATGGATCTGAGTCTAAATTAGCGATCGGTCTTGAGCCAGGAAAAGCATATGTCCGTGGTTATGAGATTGAAAAGATTGCCACAGAATACGTAGCGATCGATAAAGCACGTGACTTGGTTCAAGCGGATAATGCTTTTGTTAATACTACTGTTGGTAACTATGTTTATGTTACTAATATTAATAATCTTCCACCTGTAGCTACCTTTGAAACTATTAGTCTTTATAACCAAGTTACTGGTTCTGCAGGACGTGGTGTTGCAACAGGAACTAAAATTGGTACTGCTCGAGTTCGTTTTATTGACTGGGATAGTGGAACTTTAGGTGCTACTACTGCAATCTATAAAGTTGGTTTATTTGATGTTAAAATGAATACTGGATATTTGTTTGATCGTCATGTAAAATCAATATACTATAGCAATGGTTCTACTGCACAAAACTTTACTGCAGATATTAATCCAATTACAACTCAGTTAATTGGTTCTGTTACCGCAGCAGGAACTACTGTAACTGGTACAGGAACTTCTTTCCTTACAGATTTAATTGCTGGTGATTATATTCAAGTAGCTGGTGTGAATTACTTAGTATCATCAATTTCAGCACAAGGTACTTTAGTATTGGGCGCATCCCTTACTGCTACTGGTGCTCCTTATAGTTTAGTTAAAACTAAATTACAAGAAACAAATGCAGACAGTTTAATTTTCCAATTACCATATTATGCAGTAGCATCATTAAGAAGCGTTAATGGTACTAATGATACAACATATACTGCATATGAAAGATATACAGGAACTGCGTCTTCAGCTTCTGGATCATATTGCACCCTTACAGTATCAACTGCTTCAGGATCTATGGCTTCTGGTGCAACCAATGGAAACTATATTTTATGTGATAATACTACAGGATCTATTATTGTCCCAACTAGTATTGCAACTTCAGGATCTTCTGTTACTTTCACATTATCAAACACTTACGCTGCAAGACAGTTTGTTGTAATTGGAACAGTAAATAAGACTGGTACTACTAATACTGAAAAAACTAAAACACTAAACAGCGCAACTGTTACATTCACTACTCAAGCTACAGCTGGTGGTCCTTCTCTCTCATTGGGTAAATCTGATGGATGGAAAGTCACAAGCGTATTAATGCAGTCAGGAACTTTTGCTTCTCCAGGTGGCACTTATAATATTGATATCTCAGATCGTTATGATTTTGATAATGGTCAAAAAGGAACTTATTATGATATCGCTAAATTAGTTTTAAAAGATACATATGTTCCACCATCAGCACCTGTTCAAGTAATATTTGAATATTTCACTCACTCAACTGGCGACTACTGTTCTGTTAAATCATATCCAGCTGATGTTGCATATAGTGACATCCCAGCTGTGCTTAGAGATTCTCTAGACTTCCGTCCACGTATCGATGACACTGGAACTGTATTCAGTGGATCAGGTGCTGCAACATTAATTCCAAAACGTGGACAAGATGTAAGAACTGACTTTACATATTACCTTTCACGTAAAGAAAAAATTGCTTTAGATATTAATGGCAATTTCTTCAATATCTCAGGAACATCATCTTTAACCCCAGGAGATCCTGCAGATCCTTCTATCGGTTTAGTTCTTTACAGTCTTTCTTTAGAACCATATACATTTGGAACTACTGCAAAAAATATAGAAATTAAAAAGTTCGATAATAAACGCTATACAATGCGTGATATCGGTAAACTAGAGAAACGTATCGATAACTTAGAATACTATACTTCATTATCGCTATTAGAACAGCAAACAGAATCTTTAAAGATTACAGATTCAACTGGTCTTGATAGAATGAAAAATGGATTTATCGTTGACAGTTTTAATGGTCATGGCGTTGGTGCTACCAGTTCTGCAGATTATAAGTGCTCTATTGATATGAGTAAAGGCGAACTGCGTCCTTTCTATACAATGAGAAACGTAAATCTTATTGAGAAAAATTCAAATGATTCACAGCGTTCTGCAGCGCATTATGCTCAATATGGTGATGTAATCACATTACCTATTCAATCGCACATACCTCTAGTTAAACAAGAGTTTGGTTCACGTTTAGAAAACATTAACCCATTTGCAATTTTTACATTTATTGGCGATGTTAAAATTAATCCATCCTCTGATGATTGGTTTGAAGTTGATCGTCGTCCAGATATTGTAACAAACGTAGAAGGTAATTTTGTAACTGTTGCTTCTCTTGCTGAAAAAGCTGGTGTGCTTGGTACTGTTTGGAACGCATGGCAAACTCAGTGGACTGGTGAACCAGTTAATCAAGGTATAAAACAATTCGTTGGTGATAGACGTGGTATTGGCACTGTTGGTTGGCGAGATGGATTAGCAGCAAATATGAACGATGGTCAGCTTGATCAAATGTTTGGTTTTGTGCAAGGTGCTGGCTGGGCGCATCGTGTGGTTACTGCTGAAGTAACTGCTACACAAATTGGTCAGTCAAGAAGTGGTGTTAAAACTAACTTAGTGCAAAAGGTTGATAGACAAGTTGTTGCTGATAGAACTATCTCTTCAGCTGTTATACCATATATTCGTTCTAGAAATGTTCTAGTTCAAGTTCGTGGTCTAAAACCTGTTACAAGATTTTATCCATTCTTTGACAATATTGATATCTCTGCATATTGCACTCCTGCTTCTTTCATCACTTATACTTCAAGTGGAACATTTAACGTAGAGTCAAATGTTGGTGGTTTATCTTCAGAAACTGCAAGAAGAATTTCTGGTGACTCACAAGTTTGTTTAAACAAAGGTGACGTAATCACTGGCGCAACGTCAGGTGCAACTGCAGTTGTAGTTGGTAGTCATCTAGATCCTGATACAAATGCTAAAGTTCTTCATGTTATGAACATTATTGGAACTTTCCAGACTAATGAAACTATTACAGGTTCTATTTCATCAACAGTTGGTGTGGTTCAGGCTGTTACTGCCAATGCTATAGGATCTACTTTAACTACAAATAAAAACGGAGATATTAATCTTCTGTTTAATATTCCAAATACAGATTCAGTTCGTTTCCGCACAGGATCTCGTGAGTTTAAGTTAGTTGACGTTTCTACTGCAACTGGAGACTTTACTTCTCGTGGTCGTGCTACTTACAACGCAACTGGTATTTTAGAAACTAAACAATCTTTAGTTAATGCTGTACGTAACGCTGAAATTGTTCAAGAAACTGTTCAAGATTCTCAGACCATTGTTGAAACTTCACAGCGTGTTATTGGCGATACTGGTTGGTATGATCCGCTGGCTCAAACATTCTTGGTTGATAACAAAGGTGGAGCATTCTTAACTAAAGTTGATATTTTCTTTGCAACTAAAGATACACGTATTCCTGTAACTTTAGAGATCCGTGAAGTGGTTAATGGTTATCCAGGAAAACGAGTATTACCTTTCTCTCGTACAACTATAAATCCTGAGCAGGTAACCCTATCTTCAAATTTAGTTTCTTTAGATGGTGTAGATATTCCATCATATGATACTCCAACCACATTTACTTTTAAATCTCCTGTATATGTTCAGGATGGTGGCGAATATTGTATTGTTTTGATTTCAGACTCAAACAAATATAAAGTATGGATTTCACAGTTGGGCGACCAGATCCCAGGATCTTCTCGTACAATTTCTGAACAACCTTACAATGGCGTATTGTTTAAATCGCAAAACGCATCTACTTGGACAGCAGATCAGTCTCAAGATTTGAAGTTTACAATATATCGTGCTGATTTTGATACATCAACTGTTGGTACTGTTCAGTTTGTTAATGATGTTCTACCATATCAAACATTAGACAAAGATCCATTCCAAGTTACAACTGGTTCTAATTTAGTTCGTGTATGGCAAAAAGATCATGGATTGACTGTAGGAGCGAGAGTAATTATTACTGGAGCAACAGGAACTCTTAATGGTATTCCTTCAGCTGAACTTAATGGAACCAAAACTGTAGCTAATATTGACTTAGATTCATATACTATTAACACAACTACAGTTTCAACAGGAACTGGTTATTGTGGTGGTAGCGCAATTAGAGCTACTTCTCAAGTTCAGTATGATACAATTAATCCAATTTGTCAAGTTCAGAATTTCTCTGAGACAGCGATTGAATATGCAATTAAAACTACATCTGGCCAATCAGTTGATGGAAGTCAAACTCCTTACATTACTGATATTGGTTTTGGTGATTGTTTAGCAAATTCAAATAATCCGTTCTTTAGCCCAAGAGTTGTAGCTTCAGAAGTTAATGAAAACACATTAATGTCTGGAACAAAATCCGTGACTTTTGCGGTTAATATGTCTTCTACAAATTCTTCACTTTCACCAGTGTTAGATACTCATCGCATGAGTTTAGTTGCTGTTTCCAACAGACTTAACTATCCAACTCACGCAAACGTAGACGTAACCCCAACGGATTATGTAACTCTGTTTACTGGTGCAACTGGAGCGTTTAGTTTCTCTGGTTCTACAATCACTTCAACCAATGCTGCTGTAAGAACATTATTGGCAACTATTAACATTGGTCAGTATATTGTTGTTTCTGGTACTACTACTGCTGGAAATGCAGGACAGTATCTGGTCACCAATAACGTGGATGATGGAACTACAACTACTTTAACTTTAAACGGAATTACGTTTACCTCTGAAGCTGCAGTCAGCGGAACTACTGTCCAGCTGATTAATCTGTTTAGTGATGAAATCTCTCCAATGGGTTCATCGGCTGCTTCTAAGTATGTAACAAACGTAGTTAAATTGGCTCTTCCATCAACCTTCGCTAAGATTCGTTTCTCAGCCAACATACCTTCGGGTGCTGATGTTTCTGTTTATTATAAGACTACTTTGTCTGCCAGCGGAACTATGGATAAGACTAAATATACTTTAGCGAGTCCAATTACTCCAGCTGTAAAAGTGGAAAACGGAAACGAAGCATTCTATGATGTTGATTACTCGTTGACCAATTTAAACCCATTTGATGCAATTCAGGTAAAACTGGTTATGAATTCTACAAACAGTTCTGCTGTTCCAAGAATCAAAGATTTAAGAATTATTTGCTGCGCATAATGGATACATTAAAAGTTTTAGGTCACGATAGTCTGGTCAGAGATACCTCTTCTCAGGCTATCATAAATACAAATACAGGCGAGTATTTTGAGTATCTTGCTCGCAAAGCTGCCAAAGAAGCTGAAACAAAACAGCTACAACAGCAGAGTGAAGAAATTAATAATTTAAAGTCGGACATATCTGAAATTAAACAGATGCTTCATCTGTTAATAAAAGATCGCTGAATCATAAGGGAAAATAATGGCGACGCTAGTTCTAAGACAATCAAAAGGCTCACCTCTCACCAACGCTGAAGTTGATGCAAACTTTACCAACCTCAACGATGACGTTGCGACTAAGTTAGCCTCATCAGCATATACTGCTGCAGACGTCCTAACCAAAATCAAAACTGTTGATGGCACTGGAACTGGGCTTGATACTGATTTGGTTCGTGGGTTGGCTTCATCTGCCACTTTACCAACTGGATCTGATAAAAGTTCTGTTGTAACTCGAGACGCAACTGGTAATACTGCTGCAAATGCGCTTACATTAACTGGAGCTTTGACAGGAACAACTGCTACCTTTTCTGGAGCAGTTAACGTAGCATCTATTAGTATTTCTGGCGGATCTATTCCAATCGGTGTAGGTGGTACTGGTGCAACTAATGCACCGAACGCAAGAGATAACTTGGGTGTTATGATTAATCGTGACGTTCAAGCATGGAGTGCTAAATTAGATGCTTATGCAACTCCTGCAGGAACAACTCCTTATGGAGCCGATACAATCGCATATTGGACTTCATCTAGCGAGGTCAGAGTAACATCGTTAACTTCACTTGGCAGAAGTTTAATTGCTAGTTCGACCCCTAATGGAATGCAAACTGTTCTTGGTTTACGTCTTGGTAATGATGTCCAGCCATTTAGTTCTGAATTATCTGCAGTTGGATCTTTATCTACTACAGGTATGGTTGCTAGAACTGCATCTAATACTTTTGTACCTCGTACTATTACTGGGGTGACTGGCGATATTGACGTATCCAATGGTAACGGAGTTTCAGGAAATCCAGCTTTGTCAGTTGGTGCAAACATTCCTCGTCTTGCAAATAATAATACTTTTGCAGGTAGTTCGAATACTTTCTCGGGAACTGTCTACGCTGCAGGATTCCAAATTTCTTCTGACGCAAGACTAAAAGAGAATGTAGAAACGCTAAATAGTGCTGTAGACACTGTTCAGCAATTGCGTGGTGTTTCTTACATTAAAAATGGTAAACCCGAGATCGGTTTGATCGCTCAAGAAGTTGAGCAAGTAATGCCATTTTTAGTCGGAGAAACCGAAGATGGATATAAATCTGTCGCCTATGCCAACATGGTTGGATTGTTAGTAGAAGCAATAAAAGAACAAAATAAAACTATTAAAGAATTAACCACTCGTTTAGAGAAATTGGAGAAATAATATGCCAGTAGCTGCAACAGGATTTAGAAGATCAGATGGTACAGACCTTAATGCCCTTTTTTGGACATGGCAAGGTGACTTGGGTCATAACGGTAATTTAGTAACCGACGGAAATGGTAACTGTAATTGGAACTGCGCATGTAATGGAGCTAACTGCAACTGCGGTAACTGTGACGCAGCAGATATTTCAATTAACCTATATGTAACAGATTATCGTTTAAATATTTTCCGTAATACCGATCGTCGGGATGGTATTCGTCACGATACTCAAGAACAATCGATGGGTCAATTCCGTTTCTATCGTACTAATTGTAACTGTAATTGTAATTGCAACTGTAATTGTAATTGCGACTGCGCTTGCAACTGTTAATGGAATATAAAAAAATGTATAAACTATTAAAAACACATATCCAAGCATCAACTGTAACCGAAAAGATTGGTATTAATTATAATGTTAGACCAACTATGGGTTTCGATGAAGAAACACAAGAAATTAAAGTTAGAATTGACAAAGTTGCTAAACCTGATTTAACACGTGAAGCAGATGTTGAAGTAACATATGAACTTCTTAAAGAAAGAACTTTCACTGTAGCAGATTTTCCTGCTGTTACTGACCACAATAACTGGATCGTAGAGTATGATGTAGTTAACAATATTATTAGTGATCCTATTTCAATCTGGGAACTTATTAAAGCCAAACGAGCAACAGATCCAACATTCGTTTTTGGCGATTTTAGAGAATATTTAAATTCTAGATGGAGTGAGGATTTAACCCCACTATTCTCTGTAAAATCATTTGACCCAATTTCAGATTTTAGTCATAGCGTTTTAGCATTTTGGGTAAACCAAGATGATGATACTACAACCAAATATGATACTGTTTTAACAAACGATAGTTCTGTTGAATTAATGACAATTGAACAGCGTGATTCATATATTAGTTCATTTATTCCTAAAATTTCTTTTGCAGTTAAAACTACCGATGATGTATCAGTTGGTACTGTTACTGCAGTACCTCCAAGTAAAACTGGTGGCACAATTTTTAATAACTATACAGTTACATTACCTGCTGCAGATTTATATAAGATTGAAATAACAGTAGCCAAAGAAAAATTTGGGGATACTCCAAACACTTATAATTTAACAACAGTCAATGGTAATATCAATAAAAATCGTATACAAATTGGCGACGGAACTTTTGAAATTCTATTAAATTCCTCTGGTTTGGTAGCTACTGATTATGTTAAACTTAAATTGAATTTGGGTGATTTTACGTCTTTCGCAGAACTTTGGATTACCTTTAATTGAGTGACCTAAATATCTTTGAGGGATATTATTAATTATTAAAAAGGTTGAGAATGAAATATAAATTGACAATGACTGGCTCTAATGATGTAGAGCAAATTTTATTATATGATCCAATGACATCTGAAATTTTGTGGGAAGAGACTGGTGAAAAACCAGCTCTAACCCATTTAGGTAAAGATGTAGAATATAGCATTGAATCTAAAGTATGGAAACCATTTACCGTTACAGATCCTAGCGATCCTGCGCTTCACGGTAGAAAATCCGCAACACCAATGACGTTAAAAATAACCATGGGGTTAAAGTGCAACTACAAGTGCACTTACTGCAATCAAGCACATCAGCCACACGATTCAGTTGGTGGTCCTCAGGATGCGGAAGAACTGGTTCAAAAGATTAAAAATAATTTTAATATTGGAACTTTTGATAAACCAAGAATTGAATTTTGGGGTGGCGAGCCATTAGTATATTGGAAAACTATTGTACCTCTAACTGAAAAGGTTAGAAAACTATACCCTAATGCTCAATTTATGATGGTTACCAATGGATCGTTATTGGACAGAGATAAAATTAACTGGTTCAATAAAATGGGATTTTCTATTGGTATGTCACACGATGGTCCGCTTCATGCGCAGAATCGTGGACCAGATCCTTTAGATGAATATCAAGCACGTGATGCTGTATGTTATGCTCTTAAAACTATGGGGCAAATGCGTTTCTCATTTAACTGCGTATTAACACGTGAAAACGTATCCTTAAAAGCAGTCAGAGATTTCATTGTAAATAAATTAAATATTGATGACACAAGAACTCCAGATAAACCAGGTATTAGTGAAAGAGAAGTTCAAGTAACTACTGAAGAATTATTACTACCATATGACGAAGATGGTATGAAACATTCTTTACAAACTACTGATGAAAAGAAAGAAGTCTTGCACAGCTTATTCTGGGAGACTACTGGCAACGAAAATGAATTTAGTTGGACAATTCATCAGAAAATTAAAAACTTTTTTGATGGAATTATCTATCAGCGTCCTGCAGAAGTCTTAGGACAGAAGTGTGGAATGGATAGACCAGATAACATTGCTATTGATATGAAAGGTAATGTTACTACTTGTCAGAATACTTCATCATTAACTAAACACAATATTGGAACTATTGAGAAACTCGATGAAGTTAGGTTAGATACTTCACATCACTGGAGCACTCGTGCAGAATGCCCTTCTTGCCCAGTTGTTCAACTATGTCAAGGTGCTTGTTTATTTCTTGAAGATGAATATTGGACACAAGCGTGTGAGAACTTATTCTACTACAATATGGCTATGCTAGCTTCTTCATTATATTTTTTAACTGGTGGGTTAGTGTTGACTAAACTGGAAGGTGAGAAAATTCGTTTCGATGGAACTACTTCTATGGATGTTATTGATATAAATTTTGTTAAATCAAATGGCAAACAAAAGTCTTGGAAAGTTCGTAAACCGATCGGAATCCCAGTGGTTTCTGTTCCAAAAGCTGAAGAATATGCAGTTCAATGAGTTTTTTAGATTGTAATATTTGGGAGATTAATCAGTTTCCCAAATATGGAACTGCTTTAAATAGATACACGTTAGCAACTATATTTGAGTATAGTTCAGATACAGTTGATTATCAGAGTAATAATTTTAAACTACAAATACCTGAGTTTTGCATAAAAATTTCAGAATCTGATAAAAAATTTGTACTGAAAAATAAAGAATATCTGATTAAACATAAAATACCATTCTTGGTTTTGCTAAATAGTAATGATCAAGAAAACTGGGTAGCAGATTTATCCATGTCTGACTACTTAATTAGAAGAATACAACAGGAGAAATAAATGGAAAAGAAGCATGTAAAATGGGTTATCGCCCACGAGCCAATCGGTCTATTTTTGAAAGTAGCTGAGTCTTTCTCTAAAGAAGTTAATGAGCAGACTGGTGGAAAATTTAATATTGAAGTTCTTTCTTTGTCTGACTATTCTGCAAAATATAACGCTGGCAAAAAGATTACCAAGAATGAACTAATGAAATTGGTTAATACTGGCGCAATCGAAATGAGTCATATCTACACTACTTGGTTAGCTGACTACAATAAAGATCTACATGCATTAGATCTTCCATTCTTGTTTAAAGACCACGATCACGCTGATCGTGTTTTAGAAGGTTCTATTGGAACTGAATTGTTGGCTGGTGTATCTAAGCAGTCAAACATTAAGGCTATGTCGTTCACTTACTCTGGTGGCTATCGTGTAGTTCCAGCTAACTTCCGTGCTGATACTGTTGCAGCTTGGGAAGGACAAACTGTTCGTACTAGCCGTAGCCCAGTTGCTGTTGAAACTTTCAAAGCACTTGGCGCAATCCCAAATAAAGATATCGCTCTTGAAGAAATGAACGAAGCAGCTGATGCTGGTGTTATCTCTGCTGGTGAATCTACATACGTACGTATTTTCCCACTACAGCAAAATGAATCTTTCAAAGTTGTTAACGACACTGCTCATAGCTTGTTCTTGACTTCTATTATTGTTAACCAAGATTTTATGAAGCAGTTTGATGCTGAAACTCAAGAGATCATGGCTACTGCAGCATTTAACGCTGCTCGTAAAGAGCGTCGTGAGTCTGTTGCTGACATTCCAAATATCTTGGCTGAGTGTGTAGAAAAAGGTGTTGCAGTTGTTCGTATGACTGATGAAGAACAATCTAAATTTAAAGCTGTTACTTCTTCTGTATATGAGAAGTTTGCTGACTATTTTACCCCAGGATTGGTTCAGAAGATTCAGTTACACTAATTAACTTTGGTGACTAAATAATAGGGAGCTTCGGCTCCCTAATTTATTTTGAGGATATATGCAAGTAATTTATTATAACGTATTTTCTGTTCCATTGTGTATAGAAAAGAACCCTTCTTATCTAAGTCAATACTACTCTAAAGATTTTTCTCAAGATCTGTTTTTGAAGTATAGAAAATATGGAATAGACACTTCTAATTTTGTTTATGATAGAACGCAGTCGATACCACACTACCTTGATATAAAACCAGACTTAGCACCAATACCCAACGCAGAAGGATTTAATAAATCTTTTGAGCAGGTGGTTGAAGAACGAGCTAAAGAATTACTATCTTTAGGTAAACAAATCAATGTTGTTTGGAGTGGCGGAATTGATAGTACGTTAGCACTGTTTGCATTAATTAAATATGCAAACGATCCTAGTCAGATTACTGTATATGGAACATATACATCAATCTTAGAGTCAGGAAATCTTTTTGAGAATAATATTCTACCCAAAGGTGTTAAACATAACATAAAAGTTTCCAGTAAAAAAGAATTCTCAAACCCAGATGAAATTTATGTAACAGGGTTTATGGGAAACCAGTTGTTCGGTCCTACGGACGACTTCTCTAAAAATTCTACCATAACTTTGTTTCACCATCAGTTTAATTATGATGATCCTTTGGCGCCATATCAGAAATGTATTTCAGGCGAGAAGTTAGAATTTTTACAACCAATGATTGATGCTTCTCCCAAAAAGATAGAAACAGTAAGGGATTTACGTTGGTGGTTTATTTTTAATTTGGACTGGTATACAGCTAAATTTGATTCTCTGGTTCATGCTAAAAATAGAAATGACATATACCATTTCTTTAATACTGATGATTTTCAAAGATATGTTCTTACAACAAAAGAACCATTTACCAAAGAGGTTGGTAACGCATTAACCCATCGTTGGGAAATGAGACAACTAATCGAAGATTACAGTGGGAATAAACATTACCCTTGGAATAAAACAAAAGGGGTTTCGAATCTTAGTAACTCGAACCCCTCTTGGCTGATAATGCTTGAAGATTACAGTTTAATAGTTAGTAAACCCAACTAAAACATTGAAAGTAACCATAGTCTGTTGAGACATATTGGTTTCTTGATATCGTTGTAAATATCCAGGAGTCACAATACACTCTCCGATTCTTGGAATTAATCCAAAATGCGAACCAACTAAATTACTATAGGCTTTCTGTCTAATAGTCTGAACACCACCTCTAGTATCTGCGTAGTAAGTATAGTTTGGCTTTTCCCCAGTATGTAAAACAAAACTAAAAACCAATGGTGCATGCTCATAGCAATGTAATGGACAATGTTCGCCAAGCTGTTGGAATAGTACATTTGATCCCATAATGCTAGGTAGATACTGTAGGTTTTCATTAAGCTGCAGTGGGCGACTTCTATTTTCTTCACTATCTACGGCATACTCTGATAAATTTGAACAGATATCATAAATAAAGTTACGCCACTGTTCCATGCAAGGAACATCCATATGGATTAAATCTTTAATTTCATCATTAAATTGTTGTTTATTGGCTAGCTCTAAAGTTTCAGCAATCAGTTCATCACTGAACGGATATGTAAAACAACGAAGTTCAGTTGGGAATAAAACCTTACTAAACGTCTGTTCAATTTTCTGAGGTTCTACTTGGTTGGTTTCTTGAGAATCCATAATTACTCCATAAATAATAGGTTAAAATAAGTTCGCTTTCGAGCAAATCTAATTGTATTTAGCGTTTCCAAATATGATAAATAAGTGTGTATATTGGGAGATTTAAGTGGCCACAGTTTCAAACCTTTACGTAGATCAGGGTTCTTTTTACAGGACATATGTTACGGTATCTAATACCGATGGCAATCCCCTGGACCTGACAAACTATACTGTTGCTTCTCAGATGAGAAAATCATATCAGTCTTCGACTGGCTATAATTTCACTAGTTCTATAACGAATCCAATACAAGGGAGAGTTCGTATTGAACTTTCGTCAGAACAATCAAGATTGATTCCGTCAGGTAGATACCTGTATGATGTCGAGGTCACTGCACCTAGTGGCGAAAAAACTCGTGTCGTGGAAGGTATTGTTTTAATCAACCCAGAAATAACAAAAATATAATATGTCTGAAATAACTGCAATCGTATCCGACCCATATGGTCAAGGTGATAGTGGTGTAAGCGTAATGGCTTCACAAACTTCGATTTCACCAAATTCAATTGAAAACATGTTAGACGTTGATTTACAACAATTAACCAATGGCGCAATCTTAGTATACAAGAACAACACCACCAAATGGACTGCTACTACTTTATTAGATCAGCAGAACATGGAAGGTGGAGAATTTTAACGGAGATTAAAGATGGCTTCAATAATTAGAATTAAACGATCATCGGTAAGCGGAAATCCAACTACCCTTGGCGCAGGTGAATTAGCATACTCAGCTTATGCTGGCGCAGGTGGTAACCGATTATACATCGGTATGGGTACAGAGAATTCAGGTAATGCTGTAAATCACCATGTAATCGGTGGTACTTACTATACTGGTTTAATCGACGCATCAACTGCTGGTACTCTTACTACTACTGCATCTTCAATTCCAGTTCTATCATCAACTGGTACGATTGATAAATGGTTAGTTGGTAACTTACAATTAACAGGTAATACATTATCTTCAACCAGCGTTAATGGTAATATTACCCTCCAACCAAATGGTAGTGGTCAGGTTAATCTTTACAATCCATATATTAACCAGTCAGGTAGTCTAGTAACTTTAGATGAATATGTTTATGACTTAGTTGGTGGAACTATCACTGCTGGTACTGGTATTACTTCTACAGTTAGCGATCCTGGTAATACTACTACTCTTTCTATTAGTAATACTACAGTTACTGCTGGTAGTTACGGTTCTGCTACTGCGATCCCAACATTCACTGTTAATGCACAAGGTCAATTAACTGCTGCTGGTACTGCTGCTCTAGCAACTACATTAAGTGTTGCTGGTAATAGTGGTACTGCTGCAGTTGCACTATTAACTGATACCTTAACTTTCACTGGTAGTACTGGTATTACTACAGTTGCTTCTAAAAATCTAACAGCTGATACTGTAACAATTGGTATCGATACTGCTGTTGTTGCTACTTTAACTGGTACTCAAACATTAACTAATAAGACCATCAACTTAGGTAGCAATACTTTAGTTGCTACTTCTGCTCAGTTAGCAGCTGCTATCACTGACGAAACAGGTTCTGGTCTTGTAGTATTCAATAACAGCCCAACTCTTATTACTCCAGTATTGGGTGTTGCTTCTGCTACTACAATCAACAAAGTAACAATCACTGCTCCAGCAACTGGTTCTACATTAACTATTGCTGAAGGTAAAACTCTTGCTGCAAATAATAGTTTAACTTTTACTGGTACAGATACTTCTTCTGTAAACTTTAGTTCTGGTGGTACTGTTGCTTATGTAGCAAATAAATTAAGCGTATTTGCTGCCACTACTTCTGCTGAACTTGCTGGTGTTATTTCTGATGAAACTGGAACTGGCGCTTTAGTATTTGCCAATAGCCCAAGTTTAGTTACACCAACTCTTGGTGCTGCTTTAGCAACTAGTGTTACTGCCACTTCTGGTAATATGGTGGTTAATGCTGCAGCTGGTAACAATAACGTAAACTTAGGTCCAACTGGTACTGGTACTGTTGACGTTAGTGGTAAACGTATTACTTCTGTTGCTGAACCTACTCAAGCAACTGATGCTGCAACTAAGAACTACGTTGATGCTGTTAAGACTGGATTGGATCCAAAAGATTCAGTTCGCATCGCAACAACTACTGCTTTAACTGCAACTTATTCAAATGGTACTTCTGGTGTTGGTGCAACTCTTACCAACTCTGGTACTCAAGCTGCATTTACAGTTGACTCTATCGTTGCTGTTGCTGGCGATCGTGTTCTTGTTAAAGATCAAGCGAATGCTTCACAGAATGGTATCTATACAGTTACAACTGTTGGTACTGCATCTACAAACTGGGTATTGACTCGTGCTATTGATGCTGACCAAAACCCTGAAGTAACTCCAGGTGCATTTACTTTCGTTGAAGAAGGAACAAATAACGGAAACAATGGTTACGTTTGTACTTCTATTGGTACCATTACAATCGGTACTAGCAATATTACTTGGGTACAGTTCTCTGGTGCAGGTTCAGTTATCGCTGGTGCAGGTTTAACAAAATCTGGTAACACTATTGATGCAGTTGGTACTACTAATAGAATTTTAGTTAATGCTGATAATATCGACATTTCTCCAAACTATATTGGTCAAAACACTATTACCACTCTGGGTACTATTGGTACTGGTATTTGGCAAGGTACTATTGTTTCACCAACTTATGGTGGAACTGGTATCAATAATGGTTCTAACACTTTATCTCTTGCTGGTAACGTAAGCCACGCTGGTGCGTTTACTCAGACGTTTACTGCTACTGGTAATACTTCAGTAACATTACCATTAACTGGTACTCTTGCTACTTTAGCTGGTTCTGAAGCGTTAACTAACAAAACTATCAATGGATTGACAATTTCAACATCCACTGGTACGTTGACTATTGTTAATGGTGGAACTCTTGCAACTGCTGGCGCATACAGTACTACTTTAACATCTACTGCTGCTACTAACGTAACACTACCAACGACTGGTACTCTTGCTACTTTGGCTGGTGCTGAATCATTAAGCAATAAAACTATTACTGCTTCTTCTTTCTCTGGCACTACTATTGCTGCTTCTGGTCTAGTAACTTTCACTAATACTACTGACGCTACTGCAATCGGTACTGCTAGTATTGTTGCTTCTGGTGGTTTATCAGTTGCTAAAGCAATTTATGTTGGAACTAACATTACTGGTGCAGGTGCTGCAACATCAACTCTGGATGGTTTCCAGATTGATGGTGGTACTTATTAATATTGACTAAATACAATTAGTTCGCTGGGGTTTCTACCCCAGCTTTAACCTTTTTAGGAAGATGAATGAGTAACAAGATCATACTCAAAAAATCCTCTGTTGGAGCAAAAGTTCCAGTTACAGGGGATTTAGATTACGGTGAATTAGCATTAAACTATGCTGATGGTAAACTGTATTTTAAAAATTCTTCCAATCAAATAAGTTCATTCTCTGCAGCAGTAGACCTGTCAGGATATGCAACTCTAACAGGCTCGCAAACCCTTACCAACAAAACTCTTACTAGCCCAGCACTCACAACTCCGAGTGTTACTGGGCTAGCAACATTTACAACTACAACTGCAGCAAACGCAGTTAATATCACCTATACACCAAGTGCTACTACTGGTTTTGCATTATCTATTACAGGTAAAGATTCTCAAGGTGGCACAGGTTATTTCGATTTCTTAAAAGTAACTAATACGACTAGTGGTGTTACGAATGGTAGTAAATCATTCCGTATAAACTCAACTGGCGGTTTTGAAATTATTAACAGTGCTTATACTGCAAATATTTTCAACTTATCTGATGCTGGCCAATTAACAGTATCTTCTCTAACAATTAATGGTGGTTCATTAACTGCTGGTGGATCTACTGGTACCTCTGGACAATTCCTTCAGTCTACTGGTTCAGGTTTACAGTGGGCATCGCCAGCTGGTGGTGGTACTGTTCTTTCTATTACAGCAGGTACTGGTTTAACTGGTGGAACAATCACTTCTGCTGGTACTATCGCAATCGATACTTCAGTTGTTGCGACATTAACTGGCACTCAGACATTAACGAATAAGACTTTAACAAGTCCAACTATTAATACACCAAATATTTCTGGTCCAACAATAACTGGAAATCTTTACGCAACTGGAACGTATAACGTATTTGGCGATCTAGCTACTACTGCGCCATTTAGCAATAACGCATCTAGATCTCTAAACTTAATTGGCGCCAGCGCAGTAATGCGTGTTGCAAGAACAACTACTACAGGCGATCCTGCAGTTGAATTGTTGGCATTAGATCCAACTACTGGATCGCAATTAAGTTGGTGGGATTTCTTCACTAATACTGATCAATTTAATATTCGTCGTAGAACTGGTGGTGCTGCTGATGTTATGCTTAGAGTTAGTTCTACTAACGTAGATTTTCCTCTCGGCTCAGCAACCCTTAATGGTGTTGCTATTCCTTCGATTAGCAGCACAAATACTTTAACAAATAAAACAATTAGTGGTGCATCTAACACATTAACGAATATTCCAAATAGTGCGTTAACAAATTCTTCAATATCAATTAATGGAACTTCCATTAGTTTGGGTGGTTCTGGTTCTATTACAACCAGCGCAATTACTGAAGGTACTAACCTTTACTATACTTCAGCAAGATTTGATTCTGCATTCTCTGGAAAAACTACAACCAATCTAACCGAAGGAACAAATCTTTACTATACTTCAGCAAGATTTGATTCTGCATTTAGCGCTAAATCAACTACAAACTTAACTGAAGGATCAAACCTTTACTATACTGATGCAAGAGCAAGAGCTGCTCATTCAGCTGGTACTGGTATTTCTTACAATAGCACCACTGGTGTTATAAGTTTACCACAAGATATTGCTTCAACTGCTTCCCCTACATTCGCAGCATTAACTACAACTGGTAATGCCACTATTGGTGGAGCGTTAACAGTCACTGGTAATTTAACAGTTAATGGCACCACTGAATATTTAAATTCTACCACAGTTCAAATTGCAGATAAAAATCTTGAACTTGGTAAAGTTGCTACACCTACTGATGCTACTGCCGATGGTGGTGGTATCACTATTAAAGGTGCAACTGATAAAACCCTTAACTGGGTAAACGCAACAAGTTCTTGGACTTCTTCTGAGAACTTAGATCTAGCAACTGGAAAAACATACAAAATTAATGGTTCAGATGTATTAACATCTAGCCAAGTGTTGGGTAAAACATTACCATCTGGAACTGTTGTTGGTACTTCTGATTCACAGACGCTTACAAATAAAACTCTTTCAAATCCTACTATTGATGGAACTATTACATCAACAGGAACTGGAACACCTACCTTAACAAGTTCAACTAATATTAACTTAACAGCAGCTAATGCTGTTGTTATTACAGGTTCGCCACTCAGAGTTTCTAGTTATACAACTACAGCAAGAAATGCTCTTTCTAGTTCTAATGGCGATATCATATATAATAGTACTACTGGAAAAATAAACGCATACCAGAATGGTTCTTGGGGTGCTGTTGGTGAAGTAACTTTAGCTGGTTCTGAAACTTTAACCAATAAAACTTTAGGCACAGTAACTTTAACAGGTGCTGTTATTGCCAACGGAACAGCTGGTACTAATGGTCAAGTTTTGGTTACTACTGGATCTGGTGTTCAGTGGGTAACAAGAAATACTGCAGCTTTATCAGGATTATCTGATGTTAGTATCAGTAATCCAGTTGCTCAACAGGTTTTAAAATATAACGGATCAACTTGGATTAACGCTGCAAATGATGTTGCAGTTGCTTCAGCTGTTTTTGCTACATCTCAAGCAGATCTTGGATCGGTAACTGATTCTGTTTTAGCATTCTCCGAAGATCTTGGTTATGTTTCTGATGTTGCATACTTCATTTATGATATGGGACAATTGAGATTAGATGGTATTGTATCTCTACAAAACTTGGACCAGTCTGTAAAAGCAGATTATACTGCGATCGCTATTATCTTCGGATTCTAATTGAAATAAGGAAAACTAATGTCTCGTGTCTTAACTGAAAAATATATTTTTACACCTGGACCAGTTGGTCAAGGTATCGTACAATTTCCTGGACCATGTAAAGCAAATCAATTATTGATTATTGCGAATAAGAAAACACAGCAAAACATTTATGCTATTGGTGATCCTACAAAATCAGGTACAGTCGTTTATGATCCAAATCCATCAACTCTATTCTATTCTGAGAAAGTTGGTGTAACTACAGTTACGTTGGCAGCTGATACTTCTACAATGTTATCTACTGATGATTTAGCAATCTATATGGATGCTCCAAATCATCAAGGTACTATTACTCGTCCATATTGGTTCGGTACTGATGCTATTGAACGTATGCGTGTCGCCAACCCTCAGGCAATGATTGACGCTGACTTTGAATATGGACTACAAACAACCAAGTGGCAGAACTATTCTGACATTAGAAACATTCCTGGTATCTATGAAAAACCTGGACTTGACTTATTCTTGGATACTGTTATCACTGATGGTGGAACACCTTCTATTGTTACAGTTACTTGTTTAGCACCACACTTATTAAAAGTAGGTGATCCTGTTGTTATTCATGGACTACAAAATTCAAATACAGCTGGTAGAGGTGAGGGAGCTTTTATTATTCAAACAACACCAACTGCTAATTCCTTTACATATATTGCCAAAGGTATCTGCGGAACTCCAGGATTGGCATTAGATTCTTCTGGAACATATGCACGTCGTGGTGGTTTATATGCAGGCGCAAAATTAAATATAGCAACTATTGTAAGCGATGGATTAAATCCATCAACATTAACAGTTACAACGTCAACACCTCACGGATTAATGCCAGGATCACCACTGTCGGCAATCGCTACTTCAACTGGTACAAACCATGCCTTAATCGGTGGTAATTTTTACACAGAACAAGTATTATCTCCAACATCATTTAAATACTCTGCTCGTGTTGGTGGAATCGTTTCAACTGCAACTACTATTACAGGAAACATCTATATTCGTTCTGATGCGATTTCTGTGCATCGTCCATTCGATGGTGGCGTGTTGCTTGGACCATATAATGCTTCTCATGGTGCATCTATTTCACGTCAGACTAAAAAGTATATGCGTTACCAATCTGGTAAAGGTATGATGTGGACATCTGGTACATTATTCTGCCCAGTATACAACCTCGACCAAGCATCTGCAACTGGCACTGCTGTTGGATCAACTGTTACTATTAGCACTGAACAAGTTCACGGACTTCAGGTTGGAGCTACAGTTGTTATTGAAGGTGTCACTACTTCAGGATATAATGGCACATATGGTGTTTCTACCGTATTAGATGAACATACTTTCCAGTTTGCTGCATCAAACGTATTGGGATCTGCCACTTCAGTTCTTACCAATCTACCACGTGTAACAGTTAGAAACTGGTCAGGTTCAGTTGTTCGCTGCGGTGTTTTTGATGATCAAAACGGATTATTTTGGGAATATGATGGTACTGAATTGGCTTGTACTAAGCGTTCAGGAACCTACCAATTATCTGGATTTATAACTGTAAATCCAGGAAGCACAACTGTTAATGGCGTCGGAACTCGTTTTACACAGCAATGTTATGTGGGCGCAAATATTGTTATTCGTGGTATGACTTATTTTGTTAATGGTATAAATGGAGATAACCAGCTTTATATTAGTCCAGGATATCGTGGTATTAATACAGCAAGATCCGTTAAATGTTCTATGGTTATTGACACACGTGTTCGTCAATCAGAATTTAACATAGATAAATTGGATGGAACTGGACAGTCTGGATACAAATTAAATCCTGGTAAAATGCAGATGATGGGAATTCAGTTCTCTTGGTATGGTGCTGGTTTTATTGACTTTATGTGTCGTGGATCAGATGGTAATATGATTTGTGCTCATCGCATGAAAATGAATAACGTAAACAGAGAAGCCTATATGCGTACTGGTAACTCAACGATTCGTTATCAAGCTGCAAACTATGGACCAATCGATTTCCTTGCTTCAGATATAACTAGCACTCAAACTACTATCCCATTAAAAGACGCATCTCGTTTCCCACAAGGTGGTGGTACAGTTTGTATTGACTATGAGATGATTAAATTTACAGGAGTATCTGGAAATAATTTAATTGGTTGTACTCGTGGTAGTACTATTACTCAGTTTTTAAATGGTAATACTAAAAATTTCCAAGGAACACCTGCTGCAGCGCACTTAGCTGGCAATGGATTTAATTCAGTACAATTAGTGAGTGTTACTGCTACTCCTCTGATTAACCACTGGGGTTCTTCTTATATTATGGACGGTAATTTTGACGGAGACCGTGGATACTACTACAACTATCCATCTATTAACAACACAATTCCAACTGGTAAATCTAAAACTTTATTCTATATTCGCTTGGCGCCATCAGTTTCAAACTCGATCGCTGCAGACTTTGGTGATCGTGAGTTAATTAATCGTGCTCAGCTGTTGCTACAAAAACTTCAAGTACAATCTGATCAATCTATTTTGATCACTGGTATGATGAATCCAGGTAATATTGATGCATCGACATTATATTGGAACACTGTTAATGCTGCGAACTTCGGTTCTCAACCATCGTTCTCTCAGATATCTACAAGTAACTCAACTGCTGCAACTCCAGGCGAACAGATTTTCTCGACACTTGGTCAGCCAGGAGGTTTCTCTGAGATTGATTTGTCAGGACTTAAAGAATTGAGTAACTCTGCGATTGGTGGATTTAGTAACTTCCCTGATGGACCAGACGTTCTTGCCATCGTTGCAACTAACAATGGTAGCGGTATTACTGACTTTGATGTAACTAAAACGACCACTGACTCTACAAGTAAATATAGAATTAACGGATATAATAACCCAACACTGACTGTATATCGTGGTGAAACTTATACATTTAACCTCGATGGTCAACCAATAAATAATATTGTTTCAGTAGCAGGTACTGCAGGACAATTTACTTGCGGTGCATCTAATTTAGCAGTTGGTGACAGAGTAAGAATTACTGGGACATTAAGTGGTACTGCTACTATTACTGGTTATACAACTGGTACTGAATATAAAGTTTCTGCTGTTACTGGAACTTCACCAAGCGTAACTGGTTTTACATTAACAACTCTTGGTGATGCTGCAATTACTACTACTGCTGGAACTGTAACTGGTTTGAGTTTTGTGAGTAGTAGTGGGTTTGGTAATCATCCATTCTGGATTAAAACTACAGATACAATCGGAACTACCGATGCGTATACTACTGGCGTAACAAACAATGGCGCAAATTATGGACAGCAAATATCATGGACTGTTGATATTGATGCCCCAGATACATTATACTACCATTGCCAATACCATACTGCAGACCATGGAACCATTAATGTTACAGATAGAGCAGCTGCCAGCGTCAACGTAAACTTGTTCTGGACTGAAGCACAATCATAATAAATAGAGAATAAAAAGATAAAGGACACTCATGTCAACCCAAGTACAATTTAGAAGAGGATCTACTACCCAGAACAATGCGTTTACTGGTGCAGCAGGAGAGATAACATATGATACTGATGTAAAAACATTACGTATTCATGATGGAACTACTGCTGGTGGTGGAGCAACTGTTTTAACTACAACTGCCACTCAAACTATATTAAATAAAACGCATAGTACAGGTTCTGTTTGGGCTGGTGGTCTTATTGGTACTGCATATGGTGGTACTGGTAGAAATATTACACCAGCTGCTGGTGGAATAGTTTATAGTACTGCGTCTAACTTTAATCTTTCTAACGCAGGTACTTCTGGTCAGGTTCTTATTTCTGGTGGTGATTCTGCTCCATCTTGGGTTGCTTCTACTTCTCTACAAGCTGGTAACTCTGTAAACTCAACATACGCAACTAATATTGCAGGTGGTTCTGCTGGACAGTTGTTAATTCAGCAAGATGCTTCGTTAACAACATTCATTACTGCTGGTGATGCTGGTACGTTCTTGAAATCAGCAGGTGCTGGTTATGCTCCGCAATGGGCAAGTGGACAGGTTACCTACGGTTCTACAACTGTTCCTTTCGGTTCAACTTCTACGTCAATTGCAGGTTTAACTGCCATTGATGGTACTACTGGTGCTACATCTTTCTTTGCAACACCATCAGGAACTGTTTCTCTGTTAGGTGCTGCAATAAGTTTAACAATAGGTAATAGTGCAAACACAGTTTCTATTGGTTCTACCAATGGTACTACTACAGTTAGAAACAGTTTAGTTGTTACAGGCGATTTCACTGTTAATGGTACTACAACTACTATTAACTCAACAACTTATAATGTTGACGATAAAAATATCGAACTCGGTGCAGTAGCTACTCCTACAGATACAACTGCTGATGGTGGTGGTATTGATCTGTTTGGCGCTACAACAAAATATATTAGATTTGATAATGCTAATCAAAACTGGACTTCTTCAGAAAACTGGAACATCTTAACTGGTAAAA